ATGAACAATACAACAAAAGCCAAATACGATATGGCAGAAAAGATGCTCAAGGTCGATATCTCTCTTGAGGAGGTTGCTCTTATGACCGAACTTCCAATGGAAACACTGAAAAAGATACAGCACGACATAGAAAAAGATGGCCTTGTAACCAGACACGATGTAAAGGATGTTGATCTCGGTACAAGTTATCTCATCTGATCATCTTCTATCACTATATGCATGTATTGCACAATAAATATCCCCGCTGTTTTTACAATAACAGCGGGGATATTTATATTGTGTATCACTATTACTTGTCCTCAAGATACCTTCTAAGACTTTTTATCGCATTCTTCTCGAGGCGGCTGACCTGCGCCTGGGATATGCATATCTCCTCCGCCACCTCCGTCTGGGTCTTTCCCTCAAAAAATCTCAGCCTCACTATATTCTTCTCCCTATCGCACAGCCTGTCCATAGCCTCTCTGAGATCAAGGTTTTCAACCCACATCTCCTCCTTATTCTTTCTGTCTCTTATCTGATCCATGATGTACAAGGTGTCTCCACCCTCCTGATACACCGGCTCATACAGGGACAGCGGTGCCGATATGGCATCAAGCGACATGACTATATCTTCCTTTGGTATACTTATCTCCTCCGCTATCTCCTCTATCGTCGGCTCCTTATCCTTTGTCTTCTGGAGATTTTCCTTGGCATATATCGCCTTGTAGGCTATATCACGCAATGACCTTGATACTCTTATAGCATTGTTATCTCTGAGATACCTTCTGCACTCACCTATGATCATAGGAACTGCATTATGTAAGTGCTAAAAGTTTTTTAGCTGAATTTCTATATCGTCCTTGCCTACAATCACCTTATCAATTATAGTTTTGAGTATAGAGTTTTTTTGAGACTTGCTGATACCATCCCAGATGTCGGCAAGTTTTTTTATATTCTCATAGACAAATTCTTTTTTCTGCTCATGCTGACCATTATTTCTTTCAGTTGAAATCTTTTCGGTAGTCTCTCTGATCTCAGTCTCCAAAGTCTTAATCATATCCAAAACCATGTCGTTTCCCTCTGCATACAGAGTGTATAGCCGTTTTAGCTTTGCTTTTTGTTTTTCAAGCTGGTTAGTCAGTATTTGCAACTTTGTTTCTTTTGCCTTTGGCTTGTATTGTGATAGATTTATTGAGATGTCAAGTATTTCATGCTCAAATGCTTTTTCAATATCGCTTGCCCATGCTCCGGGGTTGTCGCAATCTGCATTGTAGTTCGGCAAGTAGTCCAAGTATTTGTCGTGTGAGCAACAATATATCTTGTGAATCCCCATGCCGGTTATCTTCTGGTATCGCATCTTGCAACCACAGGTTTTGCAATAACACAAACCTGTAAGCAAATGTGGCTCGGTAAAACTGTATACATGTTGTTTACGTCTACTTTTTCTCAACTCCTGAGCAAGATAAAATTTGTCATGCTCAAATATCGGCTCATGCAATCCTTTATATGTGCCACCCTTGTATGGGATATAACCGATATTAACAACCCCTGTGAGGATATTTCTCACAACAAATTCACTCTTATAGCCAAGTAGTCTTTTAATTTTTACGTCGGACATACCGCCAATAAACAAATCCATAGCTCTATTAGCCTGTTCGGCACGTTCTGGAATTGGTACAAGATAGCCAAGGTTTTTATCATATCGGTAACAGTATGGTGTATTGCCACCGCCCATCCAGTAGCCATTTTTAACTCTCTCCAGCATACCGCCGCGCATTCTCAGCAACATTGTGTTTCTATCGTATTCGGCAACTGCCGCCATAATATGTGTTTGAAACTTGTCTTGCGGTGTTTCATACCTGGCAAAATCGTGTACGCTATTAACTCTGACACCTTTCGGTGTAAAGAGTTTCTCGATCATGTATAATGCATCTACTGAATCCCTTGCTAGTCTGTCCAGCTTATATACTACTATGTCGTTTATTTTTGATATATCCGATATAAGCCGTTGCAGTTCAACACGCTTGGTCATGTCCATCCCAGATAGTCCAGCATCAATATACCAATCAGTGATTAGCATTTCATTTTTCTTACAATATTCTTCGATATCTCTTTTTTGACTTTCAAGGCCGTAACCCTCTTCAACCTGTCTTTCTGTTGACACTCTTATATATGCCACACATTCCATTTTTATTATCCTCCTACGTAAAATGTGCCGCATATACACTACATTCTACGGCACATTCTACTTGTCATTTATTTACTTGTCAACCAATCATGCTAGCTATTGTTCTCGCCACATCATCAGGCAAAACAATATCAGCAATATTCACTTTTTTACCGCTTTGCGTAACCACAACATTCATCTGCTTTTCCTCCGATACTCCGCCTTTGCCTTTAAACTTCTGTCTATCAGATACTTGTCAACCGCTCGGCTCTTCGACCTCTCGTTAAACACTTTGCTGTTCCATTCATCGTACACTTTTTTCCACGTTAGGTACCGCTCACAGTTTGAATGACAACCAACATATCTATCGGGGCAGTCTTTACACGGATTGTCTTTCTTCGTTGTCATTAGCCGCTCGCCTCCTTTGGCTTATCTGATACTGTCGCCTGTTATATGCACTCCTGTCTGCCTTTGCCGAGTTGATAAGATTGAGCTGGTAGTGGTGCTCACATAACTTATACCCATCCTTAACAGGATTATTGCAAAATCGACATATACCCTTTTCGTATCTTTCTTGTGCATTCAACCTTTTCTCTGCTCTCTTTCTTCGGTGATAAGCATTAGTTTTTTCAGCGCAATACACGCATGTGTGTGCACCATCTTTAGCCGGTCGTTTTCCGCACCTAGTACAAAGGCCTTTTTCAACCCTTTCGGCATATTTGGTTTTCGCCCATTCCGCATGTTGTTTGTTGGTGTTTTCTCTGTCTGACTCCCTTTTTCTTAGCTTCCACTCAGATTCTCGTGCGCGACACTCAGGGCAGTGCCTTTCAGTCCCCATTAATTTATTTATTCGGCATGTAGGGCATATTCCATTATCGGCATACCAGTGTTTTTGTTGTATGGAGTCCTCGGTGTGTGCCTTGCAACATTTAACACAGTAAGCACCTATCCTGTCCAGCGGTTTTCCACATTCGACACATAATCCAGCAGCTTTACGGCGGCGGTACTGTTTTGTTGATGCTCCCATAGTCACTACTCTCTATTCAGTTTATAGTTTTTATCTTGAGTAATCTCAGGCAGATTAGCCTGTTTATCTTGAAGTAATTTAGAATTATTATTGACTTTATCAATCATCTGTCGTATCTCTGACGGCATTCTGTCTATCTCTCTCTGTCGTGCTATCTCTGTTCGATAGCACCGCATGAAGTTGCTGCTCACGACATTCTCATTAAACTCCGTGTCTTGCGCCCACATTCTCAGCTGTGACGGTGAGCCCACGGCTCTCTGACATGCCGGCGGCAACTCGTTAAATCTTGCTGTTGCATTGTAGCCACTATCCGATATTGCCTTGCGGACCAGTGACCACGCTTCGGCATCGGTCATTTGCCGAGGAGTAGTTATTGACTTTATTTTGTCTATAACCTGTCCTATCGCCGGGGCAAAGCCACTGGTGTCCGTTGATATATATGCCTTGATCGCCATGTCGACCTCTGAGTAAGAGTAATCAGACAACATATCCGTCCAAACAGATACGGTAAAGTCAATGTTAATCGGCTTGTAGTTTGGATAAGCAACCATTAACACCGCTATTATCTTACGTGTTTCTTTATCGGTCAATTGCTCTCCTCCTTGATTTCTTTCACCTTGTCACGAATTGCATCACGCTGCCAATCATTCAGCAAGTATTTATCGCAATCTAATTTTGCCATTAGGTCATCAAGTGCTTTATTGTAACCTAACTTATACATATTCACATCATCAATGGTTACATTTTTAAACGATTCGTTTATGGTATTTGCAACTGTATCAACTAGCCGTTCAATGCTAGTGGGTTCAACTCTTATCTCCATTATTCTAACACCCCTTGTTTTGACTTCTGCGCTATTTCGTCCTTGCCGTCAATCATCTTCATCTCTCCTTATCTGCTCCATGAGCCTATCAAACTGATCGCTTGCACTCTGTCTAGGCTTTGGTGGTTGAACTTTTTTTATTCTGTCCCAGGTTATCCCTTGATAGCCATTTCCAATACTTTCATCAATTATTGCGATGACAGCCTGTTCTCCGTACTCATCTGCCTTGATCTTAATAGTCTTAACCAAGGTTCTCAATCCACTCTCTTTGTATGTGAACCTCCGTTCTTTTTTATATTTAAGCCATGTATTAATACCATCAAGTAAATAATTAGATATATTAAATTCTGTAATTAATTCATCTAGTATATTATTATTTATATTAATATTCTCTGATGTATTAACTATATCTCTTTTATTATTAATATATATATTATTAATATCAGTATCAGATACAGATGCTTGTATGGGGCATGTATGCCCCATAATAGGGGTATCATTCTTTATGCTTTTTATCACATCAAAAATGTATTTTTTAAACTCAGCAGATTTAACATATTTCGCTACATTTTCTACCCCTGTTAAGGTCTTTTCTGACTTATTCCAGTTGTATTTATACCAGTTAAGTATCAGTATTTCTTTGGTATTTTTGTCAAAACGTATGATTTTATGTACATTTTCAAATCTTTCAAGCAAGCGCATAACAGTATCTTTGTTATAGCCAGTCTGCCTTGTCATCTGAGAATAGCTAACCTCATAGCAACCACATATATTTGTCTGAGGGTTAGTCAGCAAATACATATAAAAATACTTATCCTCTGGTGTAAAATCATCTTCAACCTTGTTATCTGTCCAAAATGACAGATGTACATTCCTGTAAACCGCCATATTACCCTCCTATCTTTGGTACAACCTCCAGCAAGCAGTCCTCACACAACTGATTGCCGTCATAATCATAAAGTATATCGCATTCACAGTCGCACCTATCACACTCATAAACGATCGTATGCCGTCTAGGGCAACTATCACCCATACACGGATAACCAGGTACGGCACAACCACAACAATCGTTAATTTCTCTTACCATTGTCACCACCTCTGAGCTTTCGTGTTGCTCTTTCCCAGTTGTTAATAAACTCCAAACACCATTCAACTGTGAATTTGCCGTTTCTCGTCATCTCATGCGCCCTATTATAGTTTCTATCCGCCTTAACTTCCAAAGGCTGATTTCCCATATTTACCACCTCACATTTTATTTTTGATTGATGTTCAAATTCTTAAACATGGCACACATAACATCTACAACTATGCTGTTTCCAAACTGCTTGTATAACTGAGTGTTGCTGTTTACTTCTGCCATTTTGGATATATCTTCGTCCGATACTCCCATAAGTCTGCCACATTCTCTAGGTGTCAATTTTCGGATACGGTACTGCACAAATGTGCCGCATTGCGAACCATCGTTTAAAATCTGACCTGCTTTCTCAATCCTACAAATATCTTGATTTTGTGCTGTTAGAGTAGGGCAAGTGTTTCCATTGTCCTGTACTCTTCCTCTTCGTGTCTCACTCTCAGGATAGCTTGCGTCAAAGCATCCACCAATGTCACATTCAATATATCCGCCTTTTGTGGCCTGTTTAATTTTTACACTTTCCATAACCAATTATCCTTTTGCACACTTGTAAGGCAATTACTCGTTCCGCTCATGTTCGGTTCTAACCTCTGTTCTGTCGGACTTCCTGTTGTCCTATCAGACGGATTGTCCGGGTTTCTGCCACGCATGGCAACTATACACATATTGTCTTTATGCGCTCCTATACCTTTGCAATACCGTGATGTTACCGTACTTGCTGTTGGTGTATCAATATCGCATATTTTGGCATTATCTAAGCTATCCAAATGTCCTTCCGGCATTTTATTCAATTTGCACGGAATTTGCTCTTCAAGAATTTTCGGTTCTTGATTTCCACCTTGCATAGTGCTCAATGTTGGACTGCACCCCCACGTCATAAATTCTTTAACCTCATTCATTAAAACAACTCCTAAATCGTGTTTTTCCGCTTTGACACATTGGGAAACACCCCCCCCGATAATGCCTTTCTGAAAATTGTCTGAAACTTCTGTGTATATACTGCCTATTATTTCCATTCAATTACTCCATTTCCATTCTGTTTGTTGCCGTAACCCTTATAATCTCTAGCCATAAGAGTGCAAGCAACATCAGTTTTTCTGTCTATTCTTATATTGTTCAATAACACAGTTTCCATCCGATCGTAAGTTGCTAATTCCAGCGTCATATCTCGCCTTGATACAGTTTGCAACTTCTCTTCTTCCTGGTTCACAGATTGTTCCGTCAACACAAGTCTGCTCTGCTCTGCTCTGCTCTGCTCTGCTCTGCTCTGCTCTGCTCTGCTCTGCTCTGCTAGGGATTGTATCTGGTAATGTTCCATTGTCAATAAGTGTCTGAATAAGTTTCTGTGCTTTTTCGTTGTTGAGGTAATACTTTTCATCTACATTATCCTCTAAGCAGTCTTTCAGATGTTTAGTGAGCGGTGTAGGCTCAGGGAAATGATAATTGTATTCTCCTAAAAATGAGAACATGAAACATCTTTCTCTATTCTGCGCTATGCCGTAGTTTTTAGCATTTAGGTCTTGCCAGTAGTTCACATATCCCAAACTTTCAAGAAAATCCAACCACTTTCTAAAATCAGGCATATTGTCCTGACTATGAACTTGCGGCACATTCTCCATAAACAGGATTTGTGGCAGTTCTCCGTTATTATCTCTGATTTCAGTTAATATTCTTTCCACTTCCCACAGCAAACCACTTCTTGTACCGCTACCTTTACTCATTCCCTTTTGCTTTCCAGCAACCGACAAATCAGTACAAGGAAACGAGTAAGTAAGTAAGTAAGTAAGTAAATGTTTTAGTGTCCGTAATGGCTAAATCCACAGCATGAACCTGTGTTATATCCATGGTTTGAAAATTTGTACCGTGTACTGCGTTGTAGCTTGCAACTGCGTATTTATCAAATTCAACAACCCTGTAATGCTCAAATTTCGCACCTATCCGCTTTAATGCCATAGCTTGACTGCCATAACCGGCAAATAACTCTATGAGTCTGATAGGCTTAGTAATGCTGATAGGTTCTCGCAAGTAGTCAAAAATATTCATTTGTGACATTTTTATCACCAAAGGACACCTAGGTTTTATGTGCGCACGACCTGTCCTTTCTGATAAATTTTAAATTGTTGTTATTGTCTTTCTCGCTATGATCTCGTCAACTGTAACATTTAGCAAATCGGCTAAGATTATCAAGTTGTCTATAGTCGGCATACATTTGCCGTTCTGCCACTTGTAAATTGCATTAAGATTTGTAAATCCAAACACCTTATTCAAGTCAACGACTGATAATCCAGCTCGCTTTCTCAGACGTAGGATATTTTCACCTGTGGTCGTCATATCTACTGTCGGAATTGTCATTCCCATATGCTCCTTTCCTTAGATGTCATAGCCTTATATAGCCGTGTTGCGGCATTTCCTGTGACAACCTTTACTACTCGTGGCGTAGACAATAATGGACTGCTATCTACGTCATACACAACCAACGTGTTTGTGCCGTCCTGACTAACTTCGTAAGAAAAATAATATCCGCTCATTCGCTTTTGCCCTCTTTCAATAATTCCTTAAACTTCTCAAACTGTCTCTGTGACACCCATTCCCAGTGCAATTTCCCTGCACTTTTATATGTGCCACAGCAATTTGCCCTTATATTTCTAGCATATACATTTGTGTTCCTTTGTGCGTCATTGCTATTAGCATATATAATTCCAGTCTCCTTGCATCTTACAGGCTTTTGATTATGCGTATTATTTGTTCTTGTCTTTGACATATTGGATAAACAATTCCCATAATTTACGTTATATTTGTTGTTACACCATTCAAGATTCCATACGCAATTATTTGTCTTTTCTTCGTCAATGTGATTAACCTGTGGTAGATTGTTCGGGTTCTGAATAAATGCCTTTGCTACAAGTCTGTGGATTAAAAAACTTTGCTGTTTATTTTGTTTTGTTAAGCATATACCCAAATATCCTTTTTTCCTTTTTGAAGGTTTCATAATTTTCCCTTTGTAGAATGAAACCTTATTGTTTCCAAAATTGCTTGTGTTATAAATATACCTGTCAACACTTCTAACCCTTCCGAAATTTGAAATCTGATAATACCCTTCATAGTTTTCAATATCTTTCCAAGTTTCATTCATTAGTATCACCGCCTTTGTAGAAATTAAGAAATTTGTCGAATTTGTCAATTGCCTTTTGTTGGTTTTTGCTCGGCTTATCCGACTTAGTTTTGTAATCAAGGTGCAATTCGAACAAATGAGAGACTTCTCGTGAAGCATTTTTATAACCCTGTTTCAATCCATCTCTATAAGTTTTAGAAGCCTTAAATTCGTTTATCTTCTCCTTGCCCTCACCTTGACCGCCAGCCGTCTTGTTGTAACGGCATTGGTAGCCTTTCTTCGTGTACTGCAATATCCAATACTGCTCCATCTGATCTAGTTCAGTTTTAGGGTAGTGGATAAAATTAATCTGCCATCCATAGGGGTTATCCGCACTGTAAAACCCTCGTTTCTTCAATGATAGGTCTATGTGCTGATACCCGGTAAGGTGGCTGCACATCCGCTGCAAAATTTTTACAGCCTGGCCTATGTAAAAGTAAGATATGCCATCCTCATCCGTCCGGGTTAGAAAGTATATACCACTCTTGTCATCAAGGTTTGGATTAACTTTCAAAAGCCTTTCACGGTTGGATTTTTCTATAGCATATATTTTTTTGTAATTTAGCTTACTCGTTTTCTTCACCTCTTTCCATAATCTCCACGGCATCATCAAATTTTATATTCTTTCAATAATCCCTAGTCTCTATAGGGTCGTTAAGATCAATTACGAATGTTACGCTTGAATCCCTTGCATAACAAACCTGATTAAGCACAACATTGTGAGAGTCCTCAGCTATTCTATCCGATTCAGAATCCAGCATTTCATTCTGTCTATTTACGTCCATATTTTCAAAGTCTGTTACATCACTCCAATCTAATTTCTGACCGCAATCCCAGCAGTAACTTGTAATACTCCGTCCAGTCGCCCATTTTACAAGGCACATATTCCCACATGAGGGGCACGTATATGCAGGAATTTTCCTAAAAATACCACTGTGCGCTGAATATAAGCCATTTTTTCTCGGCTTTTTTGCTGTCTTTTCAAGTGCCTGTATTGCCATTTCGTTGGCTTTGTAGTCATCTTCTGTAAACTTGCACTCATTCTTGTTATCCTCAAGCTGCATAAACAACCGCATATTTTTCAGCTTTTCTACTGCCTCACGCTCTGTCATTCTTCTACCTCCTCATTAATATCTCCTATTCCACATCTTTATTACCTCAAGTCTCTTATCTGCGATTTGTTCTATGTCCTTATCTCTATAGCTTCGAGGGACAAGCTTAAGCTCTCCAAACTCATCAATATTATAATATGAGCGACCTGTTGACTCCCTGCTTGTTCCACAATTCAAACATTTGACCTCCCACGCTATCTCTAATTCGTGAGATGGGGCAGTTCCAATACTGTCCATGTTTTTATAAATTTTATGCGTTAATTTTGGCGGGTTCCCGCAAAACGGACAGCGTTTCAAACCTAGTTTTTCGTATTTCTTCTCGGCGGCTTTTCTTCTCATATCCTCTATGCAGTCCTGTTCTGTCATATTATTCCTCGCTTTCTAATAATTCTGGATTATCAAATATATTTCCAATCCTTTTTGATTCCATTAACTGTATATAATATTCAGTAAGTGGTAACATATCATAGCGAAGTAGCTCGTATTTGTTTAATGCGTCCATTGATACAACTTCATGATGCCAGCCAATAACAGAGTCAGAAACATTTAACGAATCCGCATCGATTACATCAAACTCCCCATATGCCACTTTTACAAGATTGTCGGTGTTGTCATAGCACATCAATATATCATTCTCCCAAATCAGCTTGCCATTCTTGTCTTTCAAGCCTGTGCATTGGCAGATGGTGGATTCATCATTTATATATGTCATTACATTTTCCTTTATATCTCTTATATAAAGTCCGTCTGGCTCTTTTACGATATTCCCTATATGCCATTTCTTAAAATGTTTCGCCTTAAATAAATATCTATCTTCCATGTTTTCTCCTATTCTGCTTTTGATTTAAGCCATTCAAGATGTTTTTGTTTGCAGGTTCCGTCTGGATAGCAACAAGAATCATCCTTTTTCACATAGCACTCTTCACAGTATGCGTTATACGCCAAAAACTCCGCCAACTCTTCATCCGACATATTCCTTATTCTGTCGGCATTGGTCTTTAACTTACTTTCCATCATGAATTCATGTATCAAATCATAGTCTTTATCCATAATTGACAAATGCTCTTTGCTGTCACCTTTTCGATAGATGATTACTGTATCCTTACTTTTTTGGCTCTTAAAATTTCATATGGATTTTTAGATGTTGGCAAAATCATATATCCCTGTTTTTCAAGCCAGCTTTCAAAATCTTTTAATTTGTTCATGTGTAATAATGCTCTATTTGCCATTTTCCCCACCTCTCAATTCTTCCAACTTCTTAAATTAAGTCCGCCGCACCTAATGCAATAAAACTTTTTATATCCTCTAGCATATTCACACAAATAACCACAATGCCCACAATATTCATGTCCATTACTAACTGATATTTTTTTAGGTTCTGACACATTTTTTCTCTCGAACAACTCTCCGTGTTTGCACCCTACACAACAATCTTCTTTATGCTTGCAAATATTACAGTCAACCATTGTTACACCTCAATTCTTTCAGTTTTGCTTCGGCTTCGGATTTTGTGAGGAATACGGTTTTGCCAAATTCCCATATATCAAAGTAACTAAATGTTGACTTTGTTACCTTGTGTTTACGGACTGCTGTGCTATCTTTACCACCACTGAATGACACATAGACTCCATCTTGTCCAAACTCATCCACCCAGTCTCTTATTCTTCTGGCTGTCATCTTTATCTTCACAGAAAGCGGAGCAGCTTGCATTGAATATAAGTCTGACATTGTATGTTTATTCATATCATTCACTCCTACTTAAATGGTAAATCATCCTCTATGCCCTCTGGTATGCTCATAAAGTCGTTTCCAGAGCTTGGCTGATTGCTTGCATTTGCTGTATTGGACTGCTGACTATTGCTGTTATTCACATTCTTATTCTCGCAAAATTCCTGTTCCTCAACAACAACATCAGTCGTATAGACTTTATTGCCATCCTTGTTTGTGTAACTACCAGTCTGGATTCTACCAGTTATGGCAATCTTAGTACCCTGTTTAAGGTACTTCTCTGTAAACTCAGCGCTCTTGCCAAATGCAATGCAGTTGATAAAATCCGCTGTCTGCCCATCGCCCTGTTTCTTGAATTTACGATCTACAGCCAGTGTATATCTAGCTATACACATCTGCTCGCCATTCTGTGAATATCTGATTTCCGGATCACGGGTAAGCCTACCCATCAAAATTACTTTGTTCATACTATTTCTCTCCATTCTGTCTAATTGTAAAAGTTATTCCAACCTCTTTCTGTAATGTATCTATATAGTCCTGCCACTTCACATTTTCGTCAGCAAGACAAGAAGTTTTAAGCATAAAGCGCTCGATGAACCTACATAATCTATCATGGCCAAACCCAAATTCATCATGCAATGTTGCACATGATAATAAGACCACTGTATCTATCGTGTTCCATTTAACTTTCTGCTCATATTCACGCATCTTTGACGTTGGAATTTCAAGCGGAACAAAACATGCTCTACGTTTGGCCAGTTCCTTTTCTGCTTCTTCTATGCCCTCACGCTTGATAATCTCTAACAACCAAGCTGCACCGGACATTCTATATTCATGTACTTTATCATTTGATTTCGCCATATCTTTTGTACTCCTTTCTGCTTAAAATGGACATTCATCCTTTGCTCTCAACTGCCATTCTGTTCCAGCTCTTGCAACGTCCACTTTTGCGTTTTTAGCCACTTCACATATCTCAGTAACCATTCTGTCGGCATTGCTTGTATCAATGCCCAAATGACACAATATGACGTTCTGTAGGCTATCTGTAGCATTTACCCTAACAAATTCCTTGCAAGTAGCTAATTCACAGTGACCAAGTATCTTATGAGTGTAATTTGGAGCATCAGTATCGACCATATCTTTGATGTAATTACATTCGATTAGCATATGGTCGATATTTTGCTTTTTAAAAGTAACCGGGCAATACTCAAAATCCGTCATGTACAATATTTTTTGCCCATCAGTCTTGATCAAAAAGCCATAATTGGGGGTGCCGTTGTGTGGGAGAGAAAAACAACGAATTGTAAACTCTCCCATTTTTACAGCCTTACTAACAGATTCAAACGGTTTCCACACTGGTATACCCAGTCTTTTCAAATCAACTGCTGCCTTGACGTGATCTCCATGAACATGACTTACAATGGTGCCAGTGACATCTTTAATGTTGTAATCAAGACCTCTCTGTATATCTTTAATTGATACTCCACAATCAAGGATAAGCGTTTGATTACTTGCATTTGTGAGTAAATAGCAGTTGCCAACGCTACCACTGGATATACATTTAAGATTCATTCCTATACCTCGATTTTTTCTAATGGACATTTTTCATGTCTTTTGCCATCTCTAAATTCAAAAGACACATCTGCGCATTTGATCTGTTTTAATTCCATAAGTTTACATTTAAAATCTAGAGAACATGGTCCAATATACCATGCCTTGCACTCCCGGCAGCTGCCAGGCATTTTATCCAAATATATTTCACACTTTGCCTTCATAAAAAACTCCTTTCTTACTTTGCAAACTCTGGTACTTCTTCGTCCTCAGCAAATTCCTGTGAATTGGCATTCTCAGCAATCTCAGCTTGCGCAACTTGATATACCTCGTCCATTTCAATCTGTGCCTGCCTTGCCATCGGATCATAATTCTTTGGATACTTTCTTATTGCATTGTTGCACATTTTTCTTTGAATCATGCTTTCCGGCGTATCAAGCCAAGCGCCACTGATAAACGGTCTCGCAAGCTCGCATTCCAACATTTCATCTACGGTTTTACAAGTTCTTAAGGCATTAAGCACTTCATCTTTTTTTGCCTTAATCTCTGACTTTTGTTTTTCTGTAGCCTTATATCTGTCGGCACAAATCCCAAATGTGCTATTCATCATATTTTGCTTAACATGTGCAAGCAAATTAACCTTAACACTATCCCTGTCTGCAGAAAGGTATGTCACTGTTCCGTCCAACAGTTTGACAGGATATACGACTCTTACTGCTTTACTTGATAGTCCCTTTTCTACCCATTCAGGCTCTGTAATCGACAACCCTTTATGCTTTGGTGGAATATATTCATCGCCCTCTTTGATTACCCAGTACGGGTAGACCTGTTCAACGTCTTTTCCATAGTTGGCAAGTAAGGAGTCGTAACCACTACCCTCGATTCCCATCTCAACCTGTTTCTGCCATATATCCTTGCCTGTCTGTGGATCGGTTCCTACCTTTACATTTCGTAGCTGGAAGTAACACTCCCTTGGATATGCGCTTGCATTTAATTTGAGACTTGCACATCGCTTCACAATTCCTCTCAAATTGCTTGTATCAAGGTTGCCCATGTTAATCTTAGGGTCGTTCTTGACAAGGTTGAATATGCTTGTCATGGCTTCCATGGCGCACTCTTTGGCATAATCGTCCATATCCATGCCAACAGTTTTGTAATCATCAATAATAAGCCCTGTTATTGCATTGCTCCATTCACTTAATGAAGTAGTAAATGCTTTTTTTTCTGCAATTGTCGTACTATTTTCCATTTATTTATCCTCCTCATGTAGTACTTCTTTTAAAATTTCTGCAATAATTTTTTTCTTGACTTCCCTGGCTTCTGCCTCAATCTCATCATCAGTCTTTTTTGAGTTCTCAATAACCTCTTCAAACTCGTCCTCACTTATATGTTCACGTAAAGATTTAAGTAATATTGCTGTCTCAGCTGTAACTTCATTCTTGGAACCATTGATTTCAACAAACCCTTTGTCACACTTAACCATATTTATTTCTCCTTGTTTTACTTGATTTACTTAACAATTCCTCCACATACACATCCGTCGAATGGCACAATTTTATGCAATTTCCATGTAATGCATGATTTTTCCAAGCACCATATTTTTCATAAAACTTTTGTTTTGTCATCTTGCCATTATTAACAAGTTTCGCCCAAACTCTTAATTTTTTACGAATTTTGCGCTTATTTGCACCATTCAATTTTCGTATATACTTTCCATCTTTCGTTACATAGTGATGGAAACCTGTAAATAAAATTCCATTTTTAAACGGGACTATCTGTGTCTTACCATTAAGTGATAATCCCAGTCTTGCTACAAATTGATTTATGCAATCCAGACAATGTTTCAAGTATTCTTTGCTTGGTGCAATCAGATAAAAATCATCCATGTATCTACCATACAATTCAATTCCTAGCTCACCGGTTATAAAATGATCTAACCCATTTAGCATAAGCAATGCATATACTTGTGCTACCTGATTGCCAAGTGGCAGTCCTAAACCAGCAGTGCTGTCAATGTATAGATGATTTAGCCATTTTGTGTATTCGTCATCAAAATAGTAATCGACTATATCTTTCAACACTTCATGATCTATCTGATAGAAAAATTTTTTAATATCACACTTCAAAATCCAACCGTCAAGGTCGTGCTGATTATAAAATTCAAGCATGTGTTCTTTCAAACAATCCATACCAAAGTGGGTTCCTTTGCCGAGTTGCCCTGCGTAGTTTGTTTTTATAAATTCATACTTCAACCTTGGAAGCAAAATATTGTCACATAAGCAATGCTGGACTACCTTATCTTTGAACGAACACGACTTAATCACTCTTTCTTTAGGTTCGTATACCTTAAACTCATTATACGGATTCATCCGATATGTCTGATTTTCAAGTTGTTCTTTCAACATATGAAGTCCCTCAAGACTCATTGCTTCAAATTTTGCAGTGCTTGAATTATGTTTTTTGCCACTTTTAGCTTTTTTATATGCTTTATACAGGTTCCCATAATCACATATAACATCTTTATCCATAGTAAAAATTCCTTTGTATTTATCCTTTTGGGAAAGGTCACACACTTTTTTGTATCTTTATCTGATTTCGGCTTAATGCCTACTCTTACTGTCTGTGTGATACAGAATGGACGAACACCGTTATTGTTGTTACAGTTGTTGTTGTTGATATTGCCAGCGGACGAAACAACGGTTTATACAGTGTGTAACCTATATTTTTAATTATCTTCGCTATCAGCCCGCCTCTTCTTATCACCAGTTCTCCAGGCTATTGCCATATGCTTAACATCGGCTACCATTTTCGACCAGTATTCCATGCTTTTCACATTGATAATGTTCAATTTCATTGATAATTCAATGTAAAATAAAAGTTCATCGCAATGCGTTATAGCCTTTGTCTGCAGTTCTGATCTTTCTTCAAGGCAAGTTTCCCAATTCGTTCTATTTGCTTCATACAAATATTCATATATTTCCAATGCTTTGTTCTGCATTTTGTCAACAAGCGAAAATCTGTATTTCTTTGGGTATCTATTGCAATTTGAAGTTATACGAAAAGTGTGTTCAGCCAAATTCTTTGCCTGTGAAATCACTCCAAACTCTTTATCTGCCATATCACTTAATCTCCTGATTCAAAGATTGAAGATGAGAAGATACAAACCGGACGAACACCGCTACCGCTGCTACAGCCGTTGAAGCCGATACAGCCAGCGGACGAAACAACGGAAACGGATTTTTTGTAATCGTTGCATGGCGTACTCCAAGGGCTGACAAGCCACCACCAATAATCTTTGGTGTTTGGTATGAGGCTTCTATACTTTCTGTATTCGTCAGCAGCAAGAAGAGAAACCTTATCCTCGCACTTGCCATATTCTGTCTGACCGTCAAGAGATAAAAGATTTCTCTCAAACGGAACTATATTTTCCAATCCTATTTCTGCGGTCATCTTCTCAAAAAACTCCCCATTAAGATAGCTACGAAGACCACTGTTTTCCCAATTGTTTGAATCTGAATCAAACTTCATATCTTCAATGCTATCAGCCAGACAAATATATCCAGCACTTGTGATATCAAGAATCTTCCACGTTGTATCTGCAAGTTCAAATGTATCTCCAATACCGAGTCCTTCCGGAAGATTGATTGACTTTGAAGTTGCCTTTAACACTGCAATCTCATTTCTGAGATCATTGATCTGCTCCTGTAATACTCTCATCGTTAATGTTGCCATGATTATTCTCCTTTCTTTGATACAAAGATATTAGATTTTAAGATACAAACTGGACGAACACCGAGATTGCTGAAACAGCCGTTGCGGCTGATACTGCCAGCGGACGAAACAACGGCTATGCTGTACTTACAGCCCCTTTCGGCAGTGCTCCAAGGAGTGCATGTCCACCACCAATCGTCTAGCTCTTTGTTAGGGAGTAAGTTGTTGTACTTCCTAGTCTCATCAAAAGTAATAGGTCTTACCTTGCATTTACAATCATCAAATTCATGCTGCATATCAACTGATGTTAACTCAACAGTATGTTCAACAAGATTGTTTTCCCCAACCTCTGACTCAATTATCGGCTGAATCTCATCCTCAATCACTTTCTTAAGGTTGGACTCGTTGTAATCTCTTGAATCCTCATCATAAACTATGTTTTCGGCCATAAAATCCTTGGAAATAACCTTGGTTTCGAAAGTCATCTGTTCAAGCACAATAAAGTCGTTCTTTCCAATCTCAAACACATCTCCAGGTGCTAAGGTTGATAATTCTACCTTGTTCTTTCTTTCTGCTTCTTCAAGCTGCCTTACAAGTTCTCTTGCTACTTCTAATGCCTTACTCATCACATTACCTCCAATTCCTCGTTGTCGTTTACGGCAAGCATTATTATCTGACCATCTACCATGTCTACAGCATTCTGCTGATTTGCAGAATCAAGACTCTCTGCATCATCAAGCCAGATAGGACAAGCCACATTGCTAATCTGTTGAATACTATTGCAAATATCGATTCTACCGAGAATCCTGTTCCCTTTGTTACTCATCGTGGTAAGAATACTCTTCCCGTCTATAGTAGGAATACATGTTGACTTATATCCGCCGTTTTTAGCAAATTCAAATAGCTGCCATTTTACCAAATTATAATGTTTGTTTATTTCATTTGTGAGAACTTCATTTTTGGCCTTATCAAGATCATCTAACAAATCAAGAATCTTCTGTGCATCCGCTTGAGCCTGTCCAAGATTGCGCTTATTAGCCAGCAACTCTTCAAGCCTTGTTTCGTCAGCTTCTGTATCAGACTTAGCGATCTTGGCTTCGCACTCAGCTAACTCCTGCCTGAGTGTGGTCTCTTCGGATTTTAGTCTCGTCCTTGTGGCTGTTGTCTCCATACCAGCCATATTGATTTCAAGTGCTTCTATCTGCGCCATCACACCGATATATTCATCATCACCTGATATATCAACAAACGCTGGAAGTGCGTTATATTCTTCTTCAAGCTTGGTAAGCTTTGTTCCTGTATCAGCAACAGTCTTTCGATTGAGTTCATTGCATTTTTTAAGTTTTTCTATATGCTCCTCAATCTCCTTGATCTTCTGAGCTACGGCCTTGCCATCAGTCTCAACTGCTGCCAGTCGCTCGGCTTGATTCTGTGCAAAATCACTCTTAAGTCTTTCGATATCTTCTGCCAGAAATTCTCTATGGCAAGTCGGACATATAGTAGTAAGTTCGTTAAATTTCTCAGCATTAACGGATTTCCATCCAGCCACTAGTTTTTCTTTCTTTGATTTCCAAATACTCAAAGTTCTTGTTGACTGGTCAATATCCCAGTCGTTATCAGAAATCCCCTGAATTACATTCATCTGAGTAGTCTTGCAATCATCTATCGCACTTCTAAGTGCTGCTCTCTTGCAATCAAGATTTTCATTTGCTTTGTTCTGCATCGCAGATATTTCAAACTTTAATTTTAAAATTTTGTCTGCGATCTCATCATGTTCAGCAGCTACCTTATCCATGTCCATCTGATCTTCTGTGACCTTGTTCAGTTTTTCTTTAATTGCATTTTTCTGCAATTCCAAGGCGGATATATCTAATGACTGTTTGATCTGTATATCTCTTTCCTTTTCTGCTATCTGTCCGTCAAGAACTGGTAACTCCTTTGCAGCTTTGGACTTTGTAGCTTTATTCATTGCTGAAAGTTCGTCTGCCGTATACCTTTCAAGGAGTGGAACAAGTTCAGCAAGTTCAACCTTGCTTTTTGCGACGTCAACATCTGATACGCCATCTACAAGCGCAAACAGAAAATCTCGCATTTCTGCTGGTTTCTTTGCCAAAAATGCATTGATGTTACTACACATCTTGAGAATAGACATATCAGCGTCAAGATATGCATTAAAATCCCTTAATGTCTTAGGCACATCGTTGATTGAATAAGAATTATCATCCTTGTAACTGCTGCCATCTTTGCTATATTTTCTCTTCTGAGACTTACGCATGACGACTTCCTTACCATCAACGTCAAACACAGCTGTGACCGATACGTCTGTGTCATCCACAGTTTTGCCATCAATCATACGGCGAATAGGTGGATTATCAGAAAGCTGATAATCACAGTTGAACAACAGCCACATATAAGCGTTAGTTATTGAGGATTTCCCTTTGCCGTTGGAAGCAGCAATCTTAGTGTTATCCCCAAAAATAATTTCCTTATGTGCATAACACATGAAATTCTCCATAACCAACTTTTTCAAACCAATCTTCATTATTTGTCCCCTCCCAACGGCAATTCGCCAAGCACAATGAGCAGCGTGTCCACATCTATATATTTTTCTTTTCTTGTCATGTTTATAAGCACATCAGCTCTCGTCTCCATATCTATTAATTCCTCATATCTATCGCGAGGAATAGCCACACTGTCTGTACTGCTGTTATTACATGTTCCTTCACATTTAATGTCCATCTTCTTTGTTCTCCCTTCTTTCTTCAAGCACTTCAAATTTTGAGACGGATATCTCATAAGCTGTCTTTTTCTCTTCGGTGCCATCCTCATATAACTTGTCATATTCCCTTGACTGAAATCTGCCGGTTATGCCAACCACAGAATTAAGTGGTACATCTGCGAATCGGTCAGTGTTCTTGCCCCACAAGAGAATTGGAATTAGATTTCCAATCCTATTAGGAAGATTATTGATTACCCTAGTGTCACAAACCCTATATCCTCTAGGTGTTGCCCTGATCTCTACATCGGCAAACTTGTGGGCAATAAAATCGACTCTGTTTTTATCACACGTATAGGGCTTGACCTCATGTACCTCTATATATACTTTTGTGTGATTTACACCTGTTGAATCGACAACATGCTTAGTGCGGATATGCCCGACTACCTCTACATAACCAAATTTGCTGATATATGAGACCTTACTATCTTCAATATAACAAGGCACTAAATCCTCTGTTCCACTCAGTCGCCTTGCACTTATAATCACGCGATAATACGACTTATTACCTACTGAGAACTCATATATAGGTGTATCAACAACACATCCAGCGATCACCGCATTATTGTTTGGCCAATCGCTAATATTTTTTTCTCTCATTCCTTTCCTCCTCTATAGTTTCCATCTTTTGTTCAACTGCCAGCATTGTAAAAACCAATCCTGCAAATGCCAAAATAATCAATATCTTTATCCATTTGGGTAAATAAATATTAAGTAGCTCCGTTCCTACAGGTACGCATATTATTCCTGCAAAAAACATAATGGCCATTAGTGTGCATATAACACGAATTATAATCGTGTCCAAATTTTTCCCCACGCAATCACCTCCTGGCATCACAATACTGCCCTATATTCATCTGGGCATTAGCACCGCTGATCTGCTCGGATAGTGCCGTGGGTGCTGAGTAACCGTCGATAAACTCTCTCACATTGTCTATGTACCTACGCTTGATGCTCTTATATGTGGCTACGCAACCGAACTCTCTCTTAAGCTGGCAATATATATCCTTAAAAGTCTGCGATCTTATGCTCCTGTCGGCGTATGCCTCGCTATCTTTGCCGCCTAGTACCGACACCGCCTTGCGCTTGACAAGTTTTTGAACCTCATCTATCTCACAGCCGTATAAGGGCATATCGTTTTCAAGACTACCTATTTTGTCCTCAACCCTGTCCACTCTCTCTGCAAGCTCTGTATTACCCTGAGCAAGAAGTTTTATCTTCTCTTCGGTTGTCATAGGCTTTGCACTGTAGTTGCCTGTCTTGCGAATAGATGGAAGTACCTCAGATGTTACCCATCTACGAAAACCCTTTGCATTTGGCTTGTCACTTCGCAAGATAACCGCATATAAGCCACTCTCGGTTATAAAGTTTGTTTCACCCTGACGCCCTAACTCTAATTTAGTGCGTTCATCATCATCTAATCGCTGAGCGACCTTTGATGGGTTCTGAATGTCTAACGCCTTGCAAACATCTGCCAAACAAAACAATGGCTCTCCATCTACAACGGCGGTTCTCATATTAAATTCACCGTCTGTAAATAACTGTATCTCGTTCATTCTTCTCCTTTCCTATGCTATAATCCCCCATAAGGAGGTGATGTAATGAAACCCTTTGAGGATTTCGTTGAGTATTTGAACTCTGACAAATTCCAGCAGACATTGAGCGATATTCCCCTAAACCTAAACAATAAGGAATACAACTTACTCAATCCGTCTGATATAGCAGAGTTACAACACGCAACCACAGAACAAACGCTTAATTTGATGGTTCACATTCTTGGTGCGTATCACGAATGGATTGAAAATTAAATCCGTCCGTATTTGACGTGATCGCCTCTGACAAGGCGTTGCCGTCAATGTAGTTCTTTTCTTTCAGCAACTTCTCAATATGGTCCAGAGTGCGGTCAATGCTCTTTAGCGTGCTGAGAAGTTGCTTTTCGTTTCTAGCGTCCATGGCTACTCCTTTTTCTCTGAACTGCTCTCTGCTACGTCTGCCAGTGTCTCTGCCTTGCCTAATAAATAGCCTTTGTCAAAATCTGACATGTTCGGTAAGGTCTCTTTGAGTTTTTCAACTATCTGCTTTTCTTTTTCGCTCATTTATCTCACCTCCTTTTGTTCATCTGATGTACACATGATAGCACATTAAATCAACGCTGTCAACATATTTTGTTGACTTAATGTGCATTTTGTGGTAATCTATTAGATGAAAGGAGGTACAACATGAAAGAACGAATTAAGGCAGTGAGAATTAAGGTTGGTAAAAATCAAACAGACTTTGCTCAGAGTATTTCAGTTTCAAGATCAGCTATTTGCAAAATGGAAAGCGGTGAAAATTCTCCATCAGAACAGACAATCAAAATTATATGTAAAGAATATGATGTCAATGAAACATGGTTGAGAACTGGCGAAGGAGAAATGTTCATACAGAAAAGTAAAGAAGAACAACTCGGAGAAATGCTTGCCGAGATTACCAAGGCAGATGATGAGTCTTTCAAAAAAAGATTAATTGTTGCCCTTGCCACTCTCGATGAAAATGGTTGGGATAGCCTTGAAAAATTGATTGATTCAATTTCAAAGAAATAAAAAACGCCCCAAGGAATACCAAATGGTACTTCTTGGGGTTTGTTTTACTTAATGAGATTCATAACATAAGCATATAGTATGTTAATTATGCGTTCGTCTGCTATCTTTTGTACTGTATCTGTTATTTCTTTCTTTTTTTCTTCCACAACCTTATACCCCCCTATACAAATTATGCTATCATTTGTACTTTATAATATATGCAAATACAAGTCTGTTTATTCCATCAAAAATATAATAAATTGGTTAATTGCATTTTCTTATACTCCGTGATAGGATGGGAATATATAATTATATAATTATGGGAGGGATAATAAAATGGCAAATACTCGAATCTGCCCGAGATGTGGCAAAATAAATGATGTATCATGGCGATTTTGTTGTAATTGTGGACTAAGCATGTATGCTCCAAGACCTGTTCCTCAACAAGCACCACCTCCACTACCGCCATTAACACCAGCCCAGCAAAAACAACAACAGCAACAATTAATTGCTCAACGAAACAAACAAATAACGTACTATAGACAAAACGGAATTGCGTATTGTCCTAGGTGCTTAAGTATTCACGTTGATTCTGTTGGCGGTGAAGTGATGGGAGCGCGCGATCAAAAGACAAAAACAAGGTACACAGTTAATTTGAACCCATTTAGACCGTTTACACTTGTAAATAAGAAAGAAAAGGTCGTTAGAAAAGCTAATCCGGGTAGATTTGTTACTACATGGCATTGCAATGATTGCGGATTTGTTTATAAATAAAAAACAGCGGAGAAAGTGAGTAATCACAATCTCCGCTTTGTTTTATAAAATATTTTCTCTAATTGCAAGCCAAAATACACGTATTGTCCACGGAGAGCCGTCTGTATTTGCAGCAAATTTTAGCGGAACTTTTTGCGCCGATTTTGATGCATCAAATGCATCGTAACTTGGCCCTATTAACTGCATTGCTGGCACAGAAGATTCAGTAGAAATTCCAAGATATGATATAATTGGAATAAATTCATCAGTCCCTGCTGGCACAAGAATGTTTTGTGTTACTTCTTGATATTGTCCCTTCTTGTCGTCCCCTGCTGGAAAAACAAACGTGACATATCCTTGACCCACAATTTGAAAATTAGAATTCAGTTTATCCAGAGTGGAGCTTGCTAAGTTGACAGCTTCACATATTTGGTTGACATCGCCTGCACCAAAGTTATCACCTGTCTGCTGATATTCCGTTACATCTTCAAAACTAACCGTTCCATCATCATTAGTAATCATATTATACTTACGTTTTGTATTGGCTGTAGCAAGTACATCCTCTTTATAATTTGTTTTCAAAGCCATCTTATTCATCTCCTTATATTCTTATATCCTTGTATGCACCTAGTTTAAATGGTATACGTCTAGGCTTAATACTGTCTAAAGCACCCTTAATAAGTTGACAAGCTGTTTCCAGTCTGTTCATCTCTGCTGAGCTAATAAACGCTCCATTGTCATAAAACGTCTGTTTGGCACCTATGTCTTGTGGATATACTACGCTGTTAATCCGTGCAATGTTGTTTTCAAATGTGTTAAATTCGTCTGCGTAATAAAAATCTGTATACATCTTATCAATACCCATGTTTTGATAACCTGTAACTGGTCCACACAAACTTTCAGCTCTTTGTTTTAAATATTCTATGTTATTTTTTATTCGGTTGTAATCCGTCCATATAACTGCGTCACCGCTTTTCCAGTCCGTTTTTGGTTCATTCCACAACTATTCCACCACCTTTCTGGCACTAAGTTTTCCACTCCATGCACCATTGAATGTAAGTTCATTTTGATAAGCCTTAATTTTTGCTGTTGAACTATTGGTTTTAATCAGATTGAATAAATACCCGGCATCTACGCTAGGGTCTCCACGCCAACTTATTGAATAATCAACTGCACCTAGGTAATAATTCGCTAACCAATCATCAAGCAAACTAGCTGCTTCTGTATTATCAACAAGTGGGTTGTTCCAATTAACTGTTTTAGTTCCGTTGCTATTGTATCTATGGGTTAATCCTTTAGTGTCCACAACATACTCATATCCACTGACTGTGTACGTAAGTGTTGTATCTTTGTCAGTTAGTCCATCAAATTTTAACATGCAATAATAGGCACCACTTTCTACAACTGTAACTGTCACATTACTTGCATCAGTGATGGCGGTATAACCGTGACTAGGTGCTGAAAAGTCAACTTTCACAATATTGTTGTTTGAATTGACAGTAATTTTTTCGGACACAAGTTCTTTTTTGTCGGTGCCGGGTTTATATGATTGTTTTTGAACGGTAATTGACTTTAATTTATCTTCCATCGTAACAGTTGGTGTATCAAACATATCATCTTTGGACAGTTCATAGTCTGTTGCGTCACCAATTCCAACATAGTCTATTGACACTCTTGCGTATGGCTCAACTTTTGTAAATTCTATAACAACTTTGTTCGCAGAGCCATAACGATTGTAGTCTGTCCAGTTAAGGCTATCAACATTCGTAATAACAACATTATCAACAAGCGTATCATTATCATAAGTTTTTATAGTAAATTCAAGAGGTTTACAATTTCTAAAATTAATTATAAATCCATACCAACTGTAAGATATATCTAAATTAAGAGTAATTGTAGGATTTGCAGAAAACTCGCCAATGCCGTTTGCTATTTCCTTGCTCACATATCCTACTTCTTTATATATTTTGTTTTTAGGTAAAAAACAAAGGTTCCCGCTATCAAGTCGTGAAAACCCGGTACTGCACATTGCGTAAGCTATTTTCATGCTCTGCACCTTCTCCTATTCTACGCACAAATCCATTGTGAATGAATGTTTTTCGCCTGGTTGCAGTGTTACAGGCTCGATAACTTCACGTGCTAACATCATTGCTCCCGTGAAAGCACTTGCATAACTCGCATATAACCCTACTTCTGATATGGTTAGTGGTGCATTACCTGTATTTCGTATAACTCTAGTGATAGTTATAATTGAACTTGAAAATGTCTGCGGTATATCTTTAGTTTGTGTGACGATCTCATAGTCTTCTGTCACATTTTCAAGCTTTATATCTGCCGCTGTTGCTGGTGTTGTGCCTGTCCCTAACACTATATAAACTCCGGTTATGGCTGAGCTAGGCGCATTTTTTAAAAGCAACGATGCACCAAACAGCTGTCTAAACCAAGAGTAACTTGCGCTAGCTGTTTTATTTTCTGTGGTTTTACACACAGTATAATTGCCTGAACCCGGTTGACAGTTTAGGCTGACAAGACCGGCGAAATTATTTGTCAACATATATATACTTCCTCCTTTAATCTAATGTATTATCCGTCTCATGTGTCACTCGGCACTGTACCACACCGGATATCATTGTTGTGCTTAATATCTGTGTGTTCGATGTGCCTGTCTGTATCTTTCCGACATTCTCAGCCATCACATCAAATGTATCTGTCGCCTCTGTGCTTACACCTTTTTTAGTGATAGCACTGGCGACTTTAGACTTGCCATCACTGACAGATTTTTTTACTTCTGCAACTTCATCTGATATTGTTTTTATACTTTTGTCTATCTTGTCCATGTCTCCTGTGTAATCTGTTCGCCAATCTGGAATATCATCATTACCGAATTGGCATAATCCAAGATTTTTTGTTTTATTTTGTGATGCCAAAAAATCACCTCTCTATTATTTAAGTTTAAATTTTGCTTGCGCAGCATACTCATAAGCTGTTAATTTGTATGTATCATACCTGCTTGCTGTTAGCCTTAACATTGCATACTGTTTAGCTGTCAATGCTCCATTATCATCATGTAACACGCTGTCAATATCACTAAAATCTAATTGTCCATTTGATGATATTGTTTTTGTGGGTGTAATTGCGGATTGTATATGAATTCTATTTTGCCTGTCAATGGACAAAGTGCATCTGCCGGCATTGGCAATAATTTGCAAACACTCCGCATGTGTAGTAACTGGTAACGGATTGTGCGTTACAGTATTTTTAAGAAAATTATCAAGAAAATAGTTACTACTGTCTGTAATTCCGGCATCCGCCAATACTAGCAGTGACAAATCGTACAAGCTAATCCCATTTGCATAATACTGACCTTTATAGTATTGCCCGGTTAACAATGTAAATCTATCTGTAGCATTAAATGTCGCTTCTCTACTATTAGCCGACCATGCGGATAAGTAAGTGGTTTGCTCCGGCAACCATTCAATATTGCCCTGTCCGTCTACATCATAGCCAAACTGTACTTTAACCTCTTGACCGATTCCCATATACTGTATTGCGCTATCTGGATTGTCCGGATCGTAATATTGATCTTGATTATCAACTTTAATCATAACATCCATTGATGGTATGGTTTCTGCTATTGGGGATACATACTCTTTGCTACTGTAGTCCATTACCTCTTCGTTGGCAAATGTTTTTGCAAGACCACACTTAAATGAGTATATTCTCAATCTATTCTGCCCGTAACGCATTTGAATTGGTTCGATTGTAATAAATGTTATGTCTGTAAAAACATCTTCCGTTGTCCACACTTCGTCAGCATTACGATAACGTGTAGTGCCATTGTTAGTAATAATATCAAACTCAGTCGGATAACATTTTCCAAAATTGACAGTCAAGCCCTTAATAGTATGCGAATTTGCTAGCACCATTGTAACTGTTCCCATAATATCAGCAGTTACAATGCCGTTGTTATAGTAATCGGTGCCAGTTCTAGGCAAGAAAAAAGCATTGCCATCGAGGACAGCAATGCCAGGTTCTGCTGTAGCATATATTCTAGTTACTTCTTCGCCATCAAAAGGGGCAATGTCATTAGAATATTCTACTGTTTTTGTTTGTTTGTCTAGTTTTATTTCGTTTTGGGCTCGGGAATTTACAAGGCCTATTGTTGCTTTGATATAACCTCTGTTTCGGTTAAGGGACTTCATAGATTCCTTATATTTTTTGCTTACATTTTGCATTACATCACCTACCAGTATCTATAAGGTTGAACTGACAGTTACGATATTTAGTTACTATGTGCGATTTGGGACTTGCAAACAATGGTTCTGCTGTTCTGTCGCCTGGGTACATTATAATTGTTATCGGTTTACCTGTGCGATAATCTTCAAATGTAACTGGAATATAAAATGGTTCAACCGCTTTTAACATTGCTTGCCAAATTTTTGGTTCAAGGCCGACCCACTTCATGTTATCCAACTTGTATAAGTCTCTGCCAATCCTTTGACCGATAGTTACATTGTTAGCATTACGGCCGGCATTAACTGTCGTTGTAATAGTATAAGTAAAGCCAACAGCGGGACATGGAAAGTCCACACCGTTGACATTTAAAAAACTTGATAATCCTTGTGCCATATTATCACCTCTATGCTGTTGTAAATTGATGACCGTTACGTGATCTACGCCTATCCGTTTCACTGACAAGGGTTCGACCATCAATATTGATAGATGTATCTTTATCTGCTGTTTCCCTTGTATTCCGGGCAATTTGGGAGAGATAAGGCGTAAGTGCGTCATCAACTGCTTGCCTAACTCCACTTGCTATACCGGCGGTAATCTGTTCGTTGTTTGCAACAACAGACTTGCCGTTGTCGAATTTACCCATAATCTCACCTTGATTTGCCCTGAACCAGCCATCTTCTGGGAATCCTCCGGTTGCATAAGTTGGCATGAAACTAAAAGTACCAGACATTGCTTGCTTAAGTGGGTCTGATGCTTGCTTAACATTGAATTTTATTTCTTTTTGGGACATACCCATAAAGATTTTGTTTGCAGCATTTTCACCAAGTTTTTTTAAGCCCTCATCTGTCTGCGTCTTAATATTGTACTGTACACTCTTGCCACTAAAGTTCTTTTGCAATGTGTCGTTAATTGACTTGACCACACTACCACTAGTTGTTGGCTTGCCGTTAACAGCGGTATTTGCATTATACTTAACTGTTTTATCTTTCCAGTACCGACTGAAAATATTGGATATACTAGAAAGTTTTTCGCCTGTAGTAGTGTTCTGACCATTGATAGCGGTTTGCGCATCATACTTAGCACTCTTGCCTTTCCATACAGATGACCACCGATTAACTATTCCGGATAAGATGCTGCTACTTGGTGTATTTTGTCCATTTGTGGCGGTTTGCGCATCATACCTAGCATTCTTGCCTTTCCAAGTATCGGCCCATAATTTTCCTATATTTCTTATGGTCGCTACGTTGTCTGTCTTATTATCATTTACTGACGTGTCTACGTTGTAATCAACATTTTTTCCATCAAAAGCCGATATAGCACTACGAACTGATTTATTCAGTTTTTTATAGTCTTTATCAGTCTTTCCGTTGGTGGTCGTATCAATATTGAACTTGTTGCTTATGATTCCTGATAATCCAACTATAGGGCTTGTTTTCATTCCGAATTTTGCAACACTGCTTAATTTGTCCGCAATTTTCTTGAGATGTTCCCAAAGTGTTTTCAATTTTTCAGTAATTGAATTTAAAACAGGCTTAATAATATCCCATGCAATTTGAACTTTTGCACTTATATCCGCAATTTTTTTAACAATCCAGTTACCAATTAATTGCCGAATAACTGAACTAATTGCTGATGCAACAGCCAATATAGGTGAAAGCACAGTTTTTATTGAATTTAATGCCGGAGAAATTTTTCCACCTATTGCGCCAGCAACTTTTGAAATAACCGAATAAACCGTACTTAATAAATTTGAGACTGTGCTTAATGCAGGTTTTAATACTGTTAGAACCTTATCTGTATATGGGGACAATTTGCCCACACCAGATTTGATCTTGTTGATTATATCTACAATTAAATTCATTGGCGCAATAATATATTCAAGTGCTTTTTTTATGCCCTTGAATAATTTTGAATTGGATATTTTGCTATATGCGCCTTCTCCAAATACTTTATCAATTATTGCTTGACCTACACCTTCATATATTTGCATTGGAATCTTAGGTATTTCTTTTGCCATAGTAATAATCAAAGAACCAAGGTTCCAAACAAGGCTTCCCCAATTGATACCACATATAAAATCCACAACTTTTTGACCAAGTTTTTGCCAGATGCCGTCTTGATTAATAGTCTCAAAAGCACTAACTATTGTCTTACTTATTCCTATTGCAAAGTTAGATAAGGTTGCTCCTGTAAGTCCAGCGTCCCATGTGTTAAGAAATCCAGTTATTGAAGATATAAGCGATTTACCCAAGTTTTTCCAATCAAAATTGATTGCAAAAGTATTTCCAGCAGTAAGTGCTGTATTTATTGCGCCGGCAATTGTTGAACCAAGATTAGAGAACAATCTCGGAGTAATGAGGCCATTCAAGAAGTCGGCAAGTCCTTTGCCAAAATTTTTTGCCTTTTTGTATACCTTATTCCACTTAATAGATTCCATTGCCTTAGACAAACTATCACTGATATACTTGCCTAATTGGTTAAGGTTCTTGATGCTAGACTTGTAAAGTCCCTCTGCTTCTTTGATTATATACTTAAATCCGCTGTCACCACCAGCACCGCTTACACCAGTGCCTCCACCAGAACCACCACCACCGTTTGTGCCTGTGTCTTTATCCGGTTCGACCACGTTCAACTCATCAATACCAAGAAGATGTGTTTTTAAATCTTTGGCCGCTTTGGCGGCTTTTTTAGTTCCGCTTGCCATATCATCAGCAGCACCGGCAGCACCTTCATAATCATCAGATATAAAAACCTTTTGTATCTCCAGCTTCCAGCCGAATATTGCACCAAGGGCATTGACTACCTTTTCGGAGAATGCATAAACCGCCGATAAAGCCTTATTAAGAGCCTGTATAAGAGGTTTAAGCATATTAACAAATGCATTACCCCAAACACCAGCAACCATCTCTATTTGCTCCTGCAAGACACGTAACTGGTTAGCCCATGTCTGGCTAGTACGCGCAAAATCCCCTTGTACATTCTTGGTGTTATCCATGACATACTGATATCTCAGCATTGTTTTTTCTAGCTGAGTCATAGAGGATATGTTGGCGTCAAGACCTTTTTTCATTGCATACTCTTTGAGGGTTGCATTTGTAAGGTCAATACCAAAAGCTCGCATAGGCTCTGTCTCACCAGTAAAGATTGACCATAATTTACGCGAACTTTCTTCCTGCGAAATATTGTAGAAAGAAGCAAGGTCTGCTGATAAGGATGTAAGTTGTATCGACATATCAGACATATCTTTAACAGGTGCACCCATGGCAAGTCCCATGGCCTGGAATCTACCAGCTGTCTGCTTTGCAGATAATTCCGACATTCCATACATTTTTATTGATGTTTTGGAGAATTGCTCCAATTTGTCCGTGTACTGGCCAAACGTATTAACTACAACGTTCTGTACCTCAGTAAGATCAGATGAAATGTCTATGGCTTTTTTAAATCCACTTAATACTCTTTGCGCTGCCCAAAAAGCTGCATACAGTTTTCCAACTGCCGATGCAAGGCTCCATATATGTTTTCTAGCACTTTTAGCGCTGTTGCCCATACCGGAAAAACTGTTTTGTATACCTCTGCTTGCACTTGCTGTTCTACTTCCTTGCGCTGCCAGATTTGCAAGTGCATGAGTCATTTGTATTACATTTTGTGATACTTGTGGTGCTGTAGCCATAACTTGCATAAACTTCTTAAGTTCTGCTGCAAGCGTCCCTAGTCCACCTGCGGTTTGTGTTGCCTTTGCCCCTACTGATGCAAGATTACCAAGTGCAGTGGTCATCTGTATTGTTCCAGCGGATAATTGTGGTGCAAGCGCCATGGTATTAAACAGATTGCGAAGCGTAACGGACAACTGTGGCAATGCTGCTGATACGATACTTGCTTTTTGCCCAGAATTTGCAAGTCTACCAACTGCATTGGTGAGCTGTATTACATTTGTGCTAACGTTCTGTGCACCCTGTAACGTGCTAGATAAACCTACAATCGCATTTCCAAGCTGACCTATGGCGTTTATATTCATGCCGTTAATGTTCGAATTAGACAGCCTTGTAATGGAATTAATGAAGTTCGTAAGACCCTTGTTGTTGAACTGCATGTTTCCTAATACTGATATGCTGGAAGCAAGCGGACTTATGCTATTTGCAACCGCTGTAAGTTTTGCGCTGTTGATGTTTTCAAATTGTTTTATACCCTTGGCAGCTCTGTTAAAATCAGGCATTTTTACATTTTTTATTGCATTCATGCCCTGTGCAAGCTGGTTCATGCCATGTGCAAACTTGGCTATACCATTACTATCAATTCCTTGCAATGTCTTAGACAGTGTGCCGAGCTTATTTGACAGTTTATCTACTGCATTAACTGCTTGAGTTGCACTTGCATGTATTTTAACTTCAAGATTATCTACTGTTGCCATGTTTCACCGCCTTGTTGTAATAAAAAAGACGGCAAAAACATCAGTCCTTGCCGTCAATCATATTGTGTGTCCTATCCCATTCTTGTTTTGCCTTTAATCGTTCTTCAATAAACTCATTTCTAAGTCTATTTACCCTATCTTCTTCATTTTCCATAAGTGGAGCTTTAAGATACTCTGAACTTGCTTTCTTGCCGTTAAGGCAATGATCTATTGCAAAGCAAAGAGCAGACCTGATATACGTTCCTACCCACGCATAAATTTGAGAATCGTTTTCCTTTTCTGCCATATGGTAGGCTTTTTCGTATGGTTCAAGCTCTGCTGGGCAAGACTTGTCAATATCCTCAACTGTAAGTCCATAGCCTTTGGTCATCATTAACCAACGTGGTCGTATTTCGTTACAGTAATTTTCGTAATTAAAATCTTTGTTATCCTGTTCAAGGACTATTTCTGTGCCTGATTCTGCACTTTTGCTGTCTCTTCCTCGAACAGTCTCTTTAAAAAACCATTGTGAAGCATCTCATTTGAGACATCCTCCTGAAGTTTAAGAAAATCTCCATTTTCCTCGTCTACAAAATGGTCAAGCATATCCTCAACCTTACTAAGCTGTTCGTCACGGCCTTTTCCTGTAGTTAAGTTGTAACCAAACTCATCTGAATGATTAGCCTGTAATCCGGCAAGTAAAATTTGTGGCATTAACAAATACATTTGCTCCATTCCCTCTATTGCCCCAACTCCATCATCTGTACTTGACTGCATTACTCCAATTCTTGCCAGCTTGCTAATAAATCCAGCCCTAGCTACTGCTTTATTACCAAATTTAATATTGTATTCCTTGCCATTCATTGTAATTGTCATGCTATTTTCCTTTCCTCCTACTCTTAATAGGAAAGGGGCAGTCCGAAAACCGCCCCTTGTTTGCTTAATACGTGTAATCAGCCGATTTTGTATCTTTTGTATCGTCATCACTCAGCACGGCTGTATCTGAGTGGTTTGCTATTCCCCCGGTGTAAAATCAACCTTTGTATCAAAGCCGACAAGATCTTCGAGTATAAGGTTGATCTCAACCGTTAAGAGCTCATTCTGACCCTTTGAAGCTACTGGAAGAACTGATGGTGGCTGAGCCTTGATAAACTCTGCCTTGGTAAATCCAGGTGTGATCGTCTCAAACCACATAGATTTACCTGTTCCCTCTAACTTTTTGTACTCTTCAAGCACCTTTTCCCACTCCGTCAGTGTATCTGGTGTCCAGTTGACTGTTACTGTGTATGTATCAGATACAGTGGTTCTGCCAGATATGTTTCTTGTGGAATAATCTTCAAGAGCCGAAGCGTCAATAGCCTCTGGTTCTGCTGTAGCATCGCCAAGCTCATTGATTCTGGTCAACTGAGTAAATTTGGTCGGCTTTTCTCCTGCGGTTGTTTCAACACCATAGCCAAAAGTAATACCCAGTGTACTTAATCCTGGTACTGCCATGTCTTTACCTCCTTAAAAATGTGCATAAAAAAAGAGCCACATGGCTCTAATTGCTAACTATAATATTGTGTCACCAGCCCCAAACACACGGCTGAATCGCATGTTACATATATAGGTTCCACCATTAACACTGTATTGAGGTGTTCCGGCGACCGAAAATCTCATTTGTTTATATATGTCCGTTATTTTGGACACAATCTTTCTGCATTCGCTGTGATTCTTGTTGGAAGTCACATCAACCTGTATTGTTTCTCTTACAGCGTTGATTGTCTGTCCCTCTAAATCTTGTCCCAGTTCCATTCCAGGTAATTCGTGAATATAGACTGTTGGAAATACTGCTGGTTGATCTGATTCACCTTTATCTGTAACGTTAAGCGTTGGGTATTTATCCTTAAGCTGTTCTGTTGCCTTGGCCTTGACAATGCTATATATTGTCGGGCCAAGTTCTATTGCCCATGCATTATCCATTGTCAAACACCTCTTTCACAACGTTCTTGACTTTTCTTTCAAGTTCCCGGGCAGTATTGTACATGAATGGTCTGGACGGCATACCCTCGGTGAACCACCAATGGCCATTGTCGTCCCTGTAAAACCAGCCAATTCGACCATCTTTGAGTTGATGGATTGTTTGACCACTTGCATATTGCCAAGATACTCCCGGGGGTAATTCACCTTTGTATGGTTTCTTTTGCCCTATAACACCAGTTCCAAACTCAACAAATGCTGCGTGATCTGTTCCGGCTGCAACCGCCCAAATGTGACTACCCTCTGTATCTGTAATACACTCTGATTGTATGCTTTCAATCAACTCGCCCCTAAATATGACGTCTAAGTTTGCAAGTTGAACTCTAGCAACTTCTACACCATCATCAGCCAATCTTTCAGCAATTATGGCGCATTTATGGTCAAGTCTTGCTTGATAGGCCTTAAGCTCCTTGATTGCATCCTGTAAACTACTCACAGACAAAGATACATCTATTGTTTTTTTCACTTGACCACCGCCTTAAGGACATATTTTGTTGACCGCAAAGCTGGCTTAACTCCTACAACTGTAAAGTCAGCAGAAGTCTTATCGATATAACCATCCTCTGTGTATTCAACTTTGCTATCAAGCCATATAATGTCACTTTTTTTGATAGGGTATGCTCCTCTATCTGTAACTATGATTGCATCAAAATCGTTGACATCAAAGCCATATTCTTTTGCTTGTGCCTCACCGCCAGAGAAAGAGATATTAGCCCTAAATGATATAGGCTCTTCGTATGATATTTCCTTATGGTCTATAAGAGGTATTTTTTGTCCCTCTTCTGTGATGAAATACTTTATATTGCCATTATCATCTTTTTCATATATCTCTACTTCTTTGCCATAAGAAGCATATTTCATAGATTGCTTATTGATCTCAAGCGACATTACTTCACATCCTTGCCAAATCGTTTCCAAAGCTCAGATAACTTTTCCCAACCATACATTGCTACAAAGGCAACTACAAATCCGGCTAGGATAGCTGCAAGAATCATATACCAAAGTATTGTCATATGTATGTACTGCGTATAGGCGATAAAAGCCACAACGGTAATGCCTATGGACAGCACAAACACCAATATGTCGGTTGGTATCTTCTTAAATATACCTACGCCTTTGATTACTTGTGTAATTACCGCCACAACAAATGTAAGTGCGCCTATGACAGACATTATAATAGCCATGTTGGCTACAAGACTCTGTATAACATCCATTTTTACACCTCCTTGTTTTCGTTGAGTCGTGCTTCCATTCCATCTATGCGATGATGAAGTGACTTGACGCTTTCCTCAACCTTAATAATCCTGTTGTCATGGGAATTAAGCTCTTTCCTCATTTCCACAACTTCATCTTTTATGTCCTTAGTGTTGCTAGATATGGCATCTAACTTCATATTTATGCGGGTGTTTTCTCGGACTCTATCCTCTAGGTCTGAGTTATCAGTTCTTCTATTATTCTTGATATTCAGCACAAGGCTGACAATTCCAAAAAAAAAGGAGAAAGTAACCGATATGATGCTGATAATTATTGCTACTGGCATATATCTACCGCCTTTCTCTTATGTTTGCATACTGCCCACCACCACCATAATGTATGCCCTCTGCTACCGTTAGGTAACGCACAATCTTCTATAATATCTCAACAAACGGGAACACATCAGCTAGCAGCTTATTTCTGTCAATCCAACTACGACTGACTCCATTTTCGCCATAACTTGCCATGTATTCCTCACCAGCTTGAGATAAGTCGTATACAACTAAGCTGACTATATTGGTAGTATATCGTTTCATATCTTCTTCTATTTGCTCATCCGTGTAATCAGATGGGTAATTACGCTTGTTGCGTATTTCTTGTTTAATCTCTTCAATATGCTGCTCTATTCTTGGGTTATCCTGTAGATCAGTCCACTTGATAGAGCCATCGTCACCGACTTCATATTGACCTTTTCGTATTTTGACTTGCTCTACCAATGTGTATTCCATGACTACCTCCTACAAAGCAAAATGAGCTATAAGCACTTCTTTTAATGCGCCACCTGTCATGTTTTCGGCGTTATCTATACCCTCTGATATTGCAAGCGCTTTTAGATCGTCTGTTGACATTCTGTTGATTTCGGTCTTGGTATGAATAGCAACACCAGAAGCAACTTTTTCCGCTTCTGGTCTGCTTGTTTCCGGTACGTCATTTCCGGCATCATACCATACCCCATCTTTTACAACGATATAGGGATATATCATAAGTTGCCTCCTACTCGTGATGAACTTCAATTACGGCAGTGCTATCCATATTCTCATAAGATGGCAAAACAACCTCAGACGCAAATGTTGACATCTTCATTGGTGGACCGTACTCTGTCTTTGTAGCAACTGTAATTCCTGTACCATACTGAGTTACATCAACATCTGCTACCTGTCTTGCAGTTCTCTCTTCTGGTGTAGTTCCGAACCATGTATTGCCAAGATTACCCTCTGGAAGAAGTGTAACCTTATTATCTGGATAAAAATACTGATCCTTGTCCTCATCGTCAGTATACATCTTATCGTACAGCACGATAGTAAGTTTGGTTCTCTTCTGCACTACTGAAATAACAGTATCATCGTCAACCTCAATAGTTGCTGTAAGGTTCTGTGCAAGGATTGCGTTTCTTATCTGTGCATTGTCAAGAAGATACTGGAATGTATTGCTGTTCATAAGCACATATCTAGCAATCTTGCCTTGCTTCTGTAACTTCTTTCTTGCATTGTTAAGGTCTGTAAGTGGCTTTGAATTAGCTGTGTCGCTCCACATACTTGTTCCATCAAGCTTGATGTAATGATCCTTAGTGTATGACCCGTCAGAATCATAATCATAGGAATACTGAACACCGTCACTCTTAATAGTGATAACTGGATGTCCATTTACTGTTGAAAGAAGCGCCATTCTCATTCTCTCTGGAACAACCTCTGCACCGCTTACAAGATTGTTAGTATCGTCATATACGCTTGACAAAGCACTTGCAAGGTAAGGGTCGTCTGCTGACTGAATACGCTCGATTTCAAGCATTTCCTCTTCACCGATTGTCATTCCCTCACGGAAAAATGCCATTTGTGTCTTCTCTTTGGAAAGTCCCTCTCTAGCTCTGATTGTTGGGATTGAATCAAAGTTAGATGGTGCAAGGGATACAGGAAGTCCTTTATGTGTCTTTATCCATTGCAGGTCAAGTCCCTGTTTCTTTCTCTCTGGAAACCACTGTAATCCAAGATACGGAATCTGATTACTTGCGTTTTCTGTTGCTGACAGCGCAATTGACTTACTGTCAATAACTTCATTTACTAGCATATGTTTTTACCTCCTGTAATTACTCAAATACGATCATTGGCAGAGCTGTTTTGACTGCTGCATCGTATGTTACTCCTGAATGTTTTTCTGCAACTGCTGTGTTGAGATATGCTTTCTTAAGAAGAACTCCCTGTGGTCTATCTTCTGTTACATCAAATCGAAGTATGCCAACCACTGTTGCTGTGTTATCAGCCTTGCCATCTTTACCAATCGGAGTTCCAGCTTTAACTATCTTTTTGCCATTCACCTTTGTTGTAACGTCTTCAAAATCCAAAGTAAGAGGTATAGCCTCGTTTGGCTCTCTCTTGAGAATTTGCACATCACCTGAGTATGTTGTTTTTTCATACTGCATATTCATACTTGGCATTTATTTTTCCCTCCTTAAATGTAGTTTTAAATGTAATGTTTCAAAATATCATTTTTTGTATTTTGATTTTCGATAAGACCGGCAGCTATTTTTTCTGCCTCCGTCTTTGTGTCACTTGAATTGCTACCTGTACCGCCATTACCCGGCGGTGTTGAGCCATTGGCTATCTCTTTCTCTTTAGCCTGGGCAGCGGCAGTTTCTTTATCTGCGATAATCTTTCCAAGAGCGTCATAATCCATAGATCCATCATCCTTAACCACTAGCTTTGCCTGTTCAGCGGAAATCTTGAATTTCTCAGCTGCACTTGTTCTCTGGCTTGCAATTGCCTGTGTCTTTTCAAGCTCTGCTATCTTCTTCTGAGCATCTTCAAGAGCTTTGGCATTTCTTTCTGCCTCAGACATGCTCTGCCCCTTTAAATCCTCATACTCTTTTTCAATAGCCTTGAGTCTTTCAAGTTCTGTGTTGTTCTTGTTTGCCTTTGCATTAGCAGATTGAACGTCCTTACCATTTTCAGCCATGACTTTTTCAATCTGCTCATCGGTCAAACCCATTGATACTAAATCTTCTCTTTTCATTGATTACCTCCGTATGTCTACGTTTTTATACGGTGCAACGCCACCGATTGACATTGCCGTTTTCTACGCTCACGGCACTTGCGAAATTTTGTATAAAAAAAGCAACCACAAACGTGATTGCTAATTTCCGATTATATTGTTGTATTGCTCTTCTGTTATCAGTTCTTTATCACAGGCTTGCTTAACCATTTCAGCATTCCATATATGATAGACTTGATACCATTTTTTTATTTTTTCATACATAGGCTATTCCTCCGTCAGCAGTGTGTTAGTCATCATTGCCGTATATGTTACTTGTGCGTCTATACGCTCAATATCAGACGGTATTTGGGCTGGTTCATAGCCGTCATACTTCTGAGGATTGTTGTTAATATCTTGAAGATTAAGACTTTCAACAGGAGCATGAAACTGTGTTCCATCATACTCATAGTATGTATGTGTTTTTGACTGTCCTCTGGGTTCTGCATATTCTTCTGTCTTAACTCTTTCATTAAGACACAAGTACACCCATGCTATTCCTTTGGTATCTATTTTTATAACAACTTCTTGTTGTGGTTCTTCTGCTCTTACTATCATTACTTACCACCTTTCTTGCTACCTTAAGTAATTCCCAGTTCGCCCTGCCAAGCCTGTTCCAACAATTCAAGTAGCAAAAGCCATATTTAGCTGATTATTTCATGTAAAGAGTAGTAGAAATTCCGCTTCCACTTCCATCTTCAAAAATACTGTCATAATTCCCCCAATCGGATTCAATTCTTCCAACGTATGAGCCTTTTATAATTTCCTTTAGACTCTAATGCGGTAATGCTACCCATATCCGGCACATCATCACCTGGTTCATACACTTGTCCGTCTTGGACTACCGTATATCTAGTCACCATTGTTATTACCTCCGTTGCCAAGATTATCTATTATCTCTTGCGCTTTTTGTTCCTGTTGCTCTACATCATCTATAGTTAGATATAACTTATCCAAGTATTTTTTAGACAGTAAAAATGTTTTTTCTGCGTCCCCCCACAATCCAACAGTCTTGATTGCGACAAGTGGATGTATTCCAGCCTGCAATAGAACAACCAGAGTCTGAGCTTTGGTGTACATATTATCTTGTGGACTATGATTTATCTGCACTGAAAAATCTCTAACTGTCAACTTCAAATCATCTGCATACAGTCTGATTGCATTAAGTGCAAGTTTTGCAAGTCGTTTTTCCGATGTTGCAACAAGCGGGTCTTTTAACTTCGTTCGTGTCTTGCTAAAATCCCATCCGTTCCTCAACTCGACAGCTCCTTGCGTATCTCCACCGGTGTTACCTTGCTTAGTTGGGATTGCAAGAATTGTCTGAACGTTATCCCATAAGTCATCTTTGGCAACCTGAGTCTGAGATTGATTAAGTTCTTGCGACATAACATCTACATCAGCATTGTTGACACCGTTGGTTGACTTAACAACCAATGCACCCATTTCTTTCATAGATTTAAACTTGTCTTTGTCAACGTCACAATTAACAAACTTAATCCACGACTGCACAAACTGTTCTATGCTGTCCATTCTGTTGGATTGCATGTTGTTTATTGCGTCAAGCATATCTATTACAAGTTCAATATCACTTATTCTTTCATGATTATTAGGGTACTCAACAATCGGTATATCTCCGTAAGCGTGTAATTTCCAGTCTGTAACTGTACTGTTATATATCTTGCACTCATGTGTGGATGTGTAGCATTGCTTATACCACTTACCATCACTGTCTTTAAGTTCTGTGACAGCAATCATCGGTTCCTCAGTGTTGCTATTGTATATGATAAAGGTATTGAGTGGACAAGGTGTAACAATCCTGAACGGCACATCACCGTTTGGATTGAATTGGATAGCTTTAAAGGCTGTACCAGTGGCAGATTGCCATTCACCAGCCTTTATATCCTTATCTTGCTTACAAGCGTCTACCATGTAATCATTCAGATCATCAACCGCATTATTGATTGCGTCATCGTCTTTACGGCTGATATACTGTACTGGTTCTCCGTAAGTTTGCCCAACTTTGAATTGCACAATTTCATATGCATGATTTTCTACGATGTAATTAATTACATCATCACGAATTACTTTAGTTCTGTACCTTATTGGTTGGTCGCCTTTGTAATAGTTCCATAAATACTTTATAATTGGCTTATTCCAGTTAAATACTCCTATGCACTCACCGACTACATTCACAATATTATCTGGTGTGATGGTATCTACATTGGTATATGCTATTTTTCTACCATAGTGACCTCTTACAAGGTCTTGCAAATGTAATCTGTTCATGTTAACTCCTACTTCATGAGTTCATTTACTCTCTTTTGAATCTTATCAGGATTATATCCTGCTGCCTTAAGCCTATCGATACGTTCCTGTCCGTTGCCCCAGCGACCAGCAATGACCTCATGTGCAACTGCATTGATGATCTTATCCTGTGTCATCTGTGATGCCTTGACGAGCTTGTTTACTGCAGCCTGTACCTTGTTGTAGTCATAACCAGCCTTGGTGAGCCTTGCCTTGCGATCAGCACCATTGCCCCACTTGCCGGCAAGTACTTCCCTTGCGATCGTATTGACACTCTTTTTTACCGGCTTAATAGCGGCAATCTTCACAGCCTTAGTAGCCAGCTTGCGCCATGATGCTGCACTGATGTATGCCTTGTTGAGGTCAAGGTTACCGCTGTAACCTGAGAGCTTTCCGACAGATGTATACTGTCTGAGTAAACAGTTATAAGCTCCCTCGTTCCACGGATGTTTCTGATAACCAGTCTCAACATAGTCTGGGTACTGAGCCACCCACAGGCCATATCCAGCCTTTTTTACGGCGCTCATAGCGCTCTTCTGGATGTAGATAAGCGGTTTGATGCCGGTCTTTTTCTGTACGTAGCTGCACCACTGTAAGCACCATTCCAAATCTTTGACACCAAACAGAGGGTTATTCTTTGCCTCCCAGTCAAGCACAAGAACGGCTTTGCCAATATACTTCTTGACATATGCAAGGAAGTAGTCAGCCTCTTTCTGTACGTCACCGCCGTTGGCGTAATGATACGCACCTAACAGTTTTTTCTTGCTCAGGACTTTGTTACAGTGACTTGTAAAGTATCTGTTCTTATAGCTTGTTCCCTCAGTTGCTTTGACAATGCAAAAATCAAAAGGAACTTTGCTTAAATCTATATTTTCATCGCCTTGCCAGGCACTAATATCTATTCCGTTCATTGTTTGTACCTCCTTTTACATTAAAAAAGCACCAGTAAAGCTACTGGTGCCTCCAAAGGGTTTATGAGGTTTGAAAAAGTATGAGAAAAAACAAAGTGTTCATCAATCAACTTGTTCATGATATATTATATAATATGTTTTATGGGACATTCTAGGACATTTAAGGACTACTTATATGTGTTTCCCCATTTTTTCTCAAATTCCTGTAATGCTTTACCATGTCTACGTATAATTTGTTTGTAGCAATAGTTCATTTCTGTTGCCATTTTTTCAAATGTCTTTTGTTCAACGTATCTCGAAAATAAAATCTGATAAGTCATTTCGTCAGACATACTATCTATCTGGGATATAATTATTCGTTTGTTGTCAATGTATCTATCAACAAGCATGTCTATTTCATTTTCCATTTGCTCAATTTTAGACACAATTTTGTCCATGGTGTCATAGCTAGGTGATGACTGCACTCTTTCATCATTTTTGACTGCTGATACGCTACAAGCCATAGATCTGTACTGTGCAAGCTCCACTAGCTTATTATTGATAAGTCGGTCATATCTGCCTATTTGTTGCAAGTATTCCTTTGTTTCCACTAATCAATACCTCCTAAATGGATTTAATGTTGCCTCTGCTACTGCTGTATTTTCTGGATTTTCAATAAACATTTCCAACTGAGTGATTCCATCTGCTGCATCATCGTGTTCATTGCCACCGATGCTAACAAACATTGTCAGCTCATCCATAGCAGCTTGATATTCGTCGTCTCTGTAATACCTCTTTATTCCAAGTTCCGAATCTTTTTGCATCTGTTCTTGTGTTCTTCTATGCGTGTCCAGAAATATAAATTTGCGTTTTACATCGCCAGAATAAGCTATTATCTTTGCTAACTTTTCAACTTTGTTTGGTGCCTTGCGACTTGAACATGAGCATTTGTAACCTTGTTCTTGTAGTTTTTCATCTACATATTGGCAATAAAGATCGCCACCAACATTACCCTCAAATCTAGTTTGTCTTATTCCATTTTCAATAATTCGACCTACAACAAGTGGTACCGTAACCTCTTTTGTGCCCTTATTAAACACCCAACCTATGATATACACATCACCGTTGTCATATTCAACGCCAATAGGCATTGATAAGCTATCTCCACCACCCCAGGCTATATCTGTAACACCGATGTACCTACAATCTCCGTCTGGTAAAACTCCGTTAAAATATCTAAGACTATCTGTTGGGAATAGCAATCCCTCACGGACGTAAGGCTTTTGCATGAACTTCGCCATCCATTCAGCGTTTTCCAATTTGTCTCGCATATCCCTATAGTATTCCGTGGAAAATCCGTTTATTTCATAGTTGAAATTACTTTCGTCGTTCTCATTAAGTGCCGGTATTTGCCTGAATCTATATTGAGGGTCTTTTTCATATTGTTTTCTGAGACGTTCCAGTGGGTCTAGGACATTCCAAAGAGTACCAACCATCAATTCTCTTGCACCGTCGTTTTTACGGTCTACCATTTTGTTAAGGTATTCCTGATAGGTATTCTCCATACGTGTAGGTGACAGAGAATGTTCACGATCACGCACAAGGTCATCGACATACAGATATCCATCCGCTGATACATCAACGGCACCTGTCCATGTGCCATCAATACCCCTACAAGTAATTGTTGCAAATCTGTCCGGATCGCCAAGCGTAATCGTAAATTCGTCCGCACTTTTATCCGTAACAACTGATTTGTATTTTGGGTGATAATAACCAAACAGTTCTCCAAATGTATACTCAGGCGTTGATACAAGATTCATAAGTTCTTTGTAAAATCCCTTAGCAAGTATTCCTGAATGTCCACCCATTGCTGAATGGCTATTTGGTCTGCGTAGCATAATCCACGCAAGAAAAAAAATACAAATTGTACTCTTTCCAACACGGGACGGCATAGACAAGCCATAGAACTTGATTTTGCGCTGTTCCAAATCTTCCAAATCTTGTGCAACAACATTTAAGGTTTTTCGCCTAGGCTGATAAAATCTCTTCTGCCAAGCTCTATTCTTCTCCATGTAAAAAATAAAGCTTTCAAATTTATCATAAGATTCAAGTTTTAGAATTTGATAATATTGATTGACAAGCTCTATCTCTGTCTTGTTTGCCTGGGCAAATTTTTCAATCTCCCAGATATCCATGCCGAATTGTTTCAAACAAAATTGATTCACGATTGACTTTGATCTTGTCGTGCATTCAAGCATTGTAGTGATATCACCATCATTTTTGGCTAGTTGGCAAGTATCAAGATAGGCATTGATAATAGTTTCGTCTATGCCCCGGATATCTATGTATTTTTCACAATCCTTAATCAAACTCTGTAATTCAGACATAAAAATAGCACCTCGCTAAAAAAGCAGAGGTGCTACGGCCTCTGCCTATAATTTTTCTAGGGTAGCGACCGATTCTATTTATCGGCCGGAAACATATAAAAATCAAGTCCTAATAAATCAGGATCTAACTTCTTCGCATTCTTACCTATCGGTGAGCATTTGTACACGGGTTTCCAAGAATCTTCATACCACCTATCCATTTGAGCAATAACGCTTTTTGCATAATATGTAGGTTTGCTCATTGTCTTTGTACGGTTGCATAAAACCTCTTGATAGTTTTCAATTATAAATCGACAATCATTGCCATCGTATTCATAATCTCTGTAAAATTGATAAAATGTTTTTAATTTTTTAACAAAATCAATTAGTGTTTTCATTCCTCATAAACCTCTCAAAATCTTCGTTACACTCTGAACATAATTCATACTTTTTATTTGCATGTTCAAAAGTGTGAATTGCAATATTCCCTCTTTCATCATCAAGACCAAAGGACGGAATTTCATATGGGAAAGTACCATATTCAAAAAAATTTATTATCGCTATTGATTCTGCTGCAATTTCTTTCCCGCACCTGTCGCAAGTGTGCCATTCTCTTTCATGTTTCATTGAATCTCTCCTATGATTGTGGCAAATACTCCACAGTTCCATCATTTTCTGACTTTTGCCATCCACTATCGCTACTGTAGTTATCACGGCAAATAGCACCTGTGCGTGATACCACAATATAATTGCCGTCTTTTTCAGGATTGCCACTTCTAAAGTGCTCTTCTGTGTATTCTCGTTTACGATTGTCCACCGTCATTATTACTTTCATTGACTTTTCCTTTATCTTCAAAAACAAACAATGTGTCTGGAAATGGTTCTCCGCTAAATAGCATATTGAGGTATTTCAAAAAGGTTGGAATACTCATTCTGGCTATCTGCGCAGCTTTAGCCTGTGTAACTCTGCCAGCCATATATTCTGCTACTGCCTCTGAAAACTTATCCGGATCGCACCTATGTACACCACCAGCCATATTTCACCTCACAACCATACATCTCTGTTTTTGTAATGGAACAAGAGGGAGTCGAACCCTCGTTACCGCCGTGAAATGGCGATGTCTTGACCACTTGACTATGACTATTGTTCCAGTGTGCATTTCCTTAATTTTTCCAAATCAAGGCATTTTTTTAATTCAAGTAGGACTCTGCCACCAATACTCTATCCGGTTGCTATCCGGCCTCCTTAAGCTTTAAGATTGTTAGTCAAGCCATAGACCCAATGCTCAGAAAGAGCTTAACTTTGGCCAACAAATAGCAGAGATGGGATTCGAACCCATGACCTCTAGCTTATGAGGCTAGCGAGCTGCCAGACTGCTCTACTCCGCGTCATTATACATATGGCATACTATATAGCCGTATGCCGGGGCTTGTGATCATTTACTCTGGGGAGGAGTATTCGACCGCCTATACGGCTACAGTTGGCATTCTGTAGGCTGATTTTCACAAAACACTCACCGGACCTGGTGACGGTCCTTTATTCAGCATTCCGCTAGTGAGTGAAAGGAGCACAAATGAAACAAACATTTGTCCGATCAAGGTAAAAAAATTTGAAAACCTTAACCGCATGAACGATATGGGACTCGAACCCATGGCCCATAGATTAAAAATCTATTGCTCTCCCAACTGAGCTAATCATTCACATTCGCCTTGTATGGTCTCAAGGCTCCCATGGTTAGTCATGGTGGACTGTATAGGTGGAAAGGCTACTTGCGACAACTGCCTATACTCAGTAGCGGGGCTAGTGGGATTTGAACCCACGGATGCAGGAGTCAAAGTCCTGTGCCTTACCACTTGGCGATAACCCTATTTGTATTTCTTCATTTCATTAACACTCATACCGACTATTCCGGCTGATTCATCACTGTCGGTATGCTTAAAGTATTCTCCGCTTTGTGGCCACATATATCTGAACATAGCATAATTGGCAACATCAAGAAGATATTCCGTATTCCCTGTCTCTTTAAACTTTGCAAGGCATTTTTCAAGGCTGCCTATTGCATCAACGTTGCCTGTGGCAAAATTTCTTCCGGCTCTGCCATACTTATAATGACTTTGAACCACTAAAGCCTTGCGCTTTTCATCAAATTGTAAACTGTAGTCAGTTTTCAGAATATCATCAGTCACACTCATTGTTTTTGCCCTCATAATCCAAACATACATGTCCAGGTTCAACATAATCTGAATAATATTCGCTATTCTGATTGTTACAAACCTTATCACCATCTTCTGTTATGCAGTATTCACAATTGCTGCATTTATCTTTTGCCATAGTGATTACCTCCCAATGTCTAGTTATTCTTGCTGAGATTTATTCCAAACGCCACAGCCTTAATTAAAGCAACTATACCCAACAATATATATATCCAAACAGGAGCATTAAGTTTTATTGCAATCCAAAGCAAAACGATAAGTTCAATCATATGTCGTCCTCCTGTTTGTGGTTTGCTCTCCAAGTGTCAAATCCATCTGGATATCTGTTTTCAAGTTTTTCCTTGTTCGTCTGCATAACATCATCAAGGGTAAAACCACTTGCATCACAGATCATGGCAACGTACCACATTACATCGCCGCATTCTTTCTTCAAGTGGTTTATGTCTATGCCTTTTTCGTGAAATACGCCTTTTTTAACAAGATCAGCAACTTTGCCCGACTCGCCTGTAAGACCTATAACACCATTAAGCAGTTCAGCAACGTCTATTCCATTTGTTGTTGAAACAGCATTAAGAAGTCTATCTCTATTCCTGCCATCATTTGTACGCATGGCAGCCATTTGATATTCAATTCCGTTCATTTTGTTCCTTTTGGGGATTTTATAGTTTTGTCTGATGTGATTAAAGAATATCTATCCGACCGATAGATAACTATTATGTATGTATTATATACACATTATTTGGATTTTGTCTATATGTTTTTCAGTTAATGTATTGCTGTTTTATGTATATATGGTGTCGTGTGTAGATTTATACTTGATGTATTTATATGTGGCTGATAAGGCCTTTTTTATTTTAAAAATATTTGGGGGGCTTAGTAGGGGCTCTCCTGGGGTCCTGTCACACCCCCACCCCCCCTCCAGCGTTCTTTTTTAGCACTCGTTTTGTCTAAGTGCTAATATTGTTTTAATTGTTCGCGCAATTTGCCATTATGTTGCCTATGCCTTTGTATCTATGCGCAAAACCCACGTTTCACGCACAGTTATGTATTTATTCCGTGTTGTTACCGTCAAAAAGTGCCTTATTTCCTACGTTTTCAGCCTGTCCTAAATTGTTTGAATTGTTCGTACAATTTGACATGGTGCAGTCAACCTCTATAGCCTCCGCCTGTGCTGAATTGTCTGGAAGTTTGGCACAATTTGACTCTAACAATTTGCGCACATCTGAGGCAGTTAGTGCGATTGTGGCACCTCCGGCAGTAGCTCCGCCGGCATCGTTCCAGCCGTATTCCCTGTTTTGTATCGCAATTAAGCCAACTGCCTGTTTTGTGTCAATTAGTCGATTTGTCAGACAATTCTCACGAAAACCGCGAAGTTTTTTGTAAATTCTTGTCCGCGGGTGGCTTGGCTTATCCTTGCCCCACTCTGTTATTGTGTCGTTGTCAATACCTGTCAAGTGGCAATAGTCTATTATTGATGGCACTTTATTATATAAACCACAAATATATATATAATACTCGCATATATCTAAACATTTATTATAATCATACATATTAGAATATATAGCACCCTTAGACATATATATATTATTATTATTTAACAATCTATCTGTACCTTTAAACATATGTCTATATATATACATCATAGCGCCGGACCATAAATTTTGTGGGCAGTTTGTGAGATCATCAATAGGCGGCTTGTGAATGTCACAGAACTCTTGTAAGTACATATCTATCTCATTGTCAAATATTTCTACCTCCTGGTTATTCTCCATGTTTCCGCCTCCTCTCTAACTATATATTATATATACATATACAAAAACCGCATAGAATACAGTCTAATATACTCTATGCGGTTAATACCTCTTTAGTGTTTACAACAAAAATAAAAACAATATTATATATATCATTGTTTTATCTGTCTGTCAATGGGTTGTTCTCCTTTATGGCCAGTTTGCGATCTGATCCCACATTCTGTTGTATTCCTTTATCGCCTCCCGCTCTGACAGATCAAACAATGTTGGATAGTTCCAGCTCCCGTCATTCTGTCGCCCGGCTTTGTGCTGCTCAAGCTGATCTATGCAGACGCTAACACATATATGCGCACAAGGTCCAAAATCCAACATGCAGCGCACCCGACCGTTTCCCTCTTCAAAAATCGCGAATATGTCACACATGGACGCCGGGGGCAGTCCTTTTTTCTGTGCTGCTCTGTTATACTCCTTTATCATTGCTTGACAGCTCTTTATATTTAACTTATAATAATAACCACGTTCCAACACTTTTTACACCTCCAGAATTGATATAATAAGCATAAAAAAACACGGCTATTATATCAATAATAACCGTGTGACAAAGTTCGACAAAGTTTTTACTTGTTGTAAAAATCATTCGCGGCACTAGCCATAATTCTAGCCGTGTTGTATTTTCCATCTGCTCCAGATGCCCAATCAAAATAAGCGTCCGTGACCTCGCAATAATCGTCCGGGTTATTATATATTCCTGCCGGCATAGCCGCGCCGCTTGTATGTATTACAAGATTACCATTTTCTTTTATCCAAACTTTGTTTACATTATTCTTTTTTTCTAACTGCTCATTTACCTTTTTAATTGTTACCATTTTTCTTGACCTCCTCAGTATCGTATATTATTATATAGTAGTCTCATATCATGGTTGCTTGATATGATGGACCGCTAGCAACTCCAGCGGTCACGGATTGAAACAATAAGGTTTTTAATATAGCGGGTATAAGCTCGCTATATTATTTTTGCATTTTGCCGGCACTGTAACAGCTGTAAAAGCTATCTACAAGTTTTCCCAGCTGCTCCGGCGTCAACTGTTCTTGTAAATCTTCCGGAATCCATTTGAATGACTCTCGGAACGTATCGCCCATATTTCCAATTTTTGAATTTTTCCGTACAAGCTGGAGCTTGTACATTTCGCCGAGCTCCTCAATTGTGATCCCCCCGGCTTTTACCGCCTCGCGGCCCTCTCTTGTCAATATTGACATAACTTTATTTTTGTTTATAACTCCTATTCCTGTAATTTTCATTTTGCTCCTCTCTTTCTCCGCCTCTGGCGGTTGTCCTTTGCTTTATCTGTTGACTTTATAATAACATAAGTGTGTTATAAAGTCAATGGTTATATGTGCGTTATTTTAATATCTTTTCAAGCTCATCAAGTTTACTTAATATAGTATCTCGTATAAACGCCGAATTTGTTTTATTTAGATTCAATGCCTCAATGCGTTCCTTTGTTCCGCGCGGAAATACAATATTCAATCTATAATTATTATTTTCGTATTTTCTCACCGCTTTACGCTGGCTCTGACTTGTTTTTAATTCTGCCATTCGCCTTACCTCCTTATATATGATAGATCAACAATAACATAAGTGCGTTATAAAGTCAATGGTTATATGTGTGTTATATATAATGTACAATTTTGCCGTGTTCTATGTGCGTTATTTTGGTTATTATTCCATCTTGTTTTAAGCGTCTATGTGCGTTATACTTTAGTTACATCAAAGAGATAACGCCTTGGCGATTCCACACTACAGACATTGACAATTTGCAAAAGCTTGCCGCCGGTGCCTGGTGGATAGCAAGGCAGAGCATACAAAGGAGAATAAAAAAATGAGAATAATTAAAATTTATGACAGAGCAACCAAAAGTTATATCGGAGAGGTAAAAGCAAACAAAGATCAGATCAGAACAATTGAACATGATTTCATTGTTAAGGAGGTATAAAAACATGAGATATTATCACAACACACCAACAGGATGTGCCCCAAAATGGGAGCAGATCAGCAAGACAACATATAACATTATGTTAGACTGCTACAAAGCAGCCGAGGCAACACCGGAGCAGATCGCACAAAGAATAAAAAAAGAATGTGATCCCGGCGATCCGATTATATATGATCCCGGAGATCCAGGGAACGCCGTGACATGCGAATTTTACATGTCATTTGAAAAAGGCGGCGAATGTCTCATATATGCAAAGTGCGCCGGTGGTTCAATTCTTGCACCGGCGGACATGTTCAAATTTTAGCCGAAACGCTCCAACTTTCGGAGCGTCAGCCGGGGACGGTCTCCCGGCTCTGATGATGGCAGACCAGAATAATACATTTTAGGAGGGTAATTGTTATGTGTATTTATTTTGTCGATGCCCCAATAACTGGATGGCATGAAGTGAGCAAAGAAAAGTTTGAGAATTATAGAAATCATTTAGTTGATGGTGCGAACGCCATCAGCGAGCACGACCGGGAGAAATACGCCGCAAAGAAATGTCTAGCAGTCCCTAAAGGATTAGCGCGGGAAATATCCATATTGGTTGACGCTGGTTTTTTCGTTAGCGTTCCCGCTTTTCTGACTTTATATAAAGCTGACCCGCTCAGGATGTATGTTAAGCTTGAGCAGATTGGAGCGGGCAAATATGAGGAACCGTGTAAATGGATCCGTGATTATTTACTTTACTAGTCGAAACCGCCGAAGCGGCGGTCTGCAGGAACTGCCCCACCTGCACCGATGAGACAGGGCACAATAAAACAGGAGGTACAAAAAAATGAGAAACTACACAGAGGAAATAAGAGCGCAGCACGATAACAAAATTTACAGAGAGGTAATAACATTTCTTGATCTGAATAAGAACGGCAACAAGATAATTGTTGAGCTGTCAAGAGGACGCAGAGGAAAGGCGGAATACATCGCCGTTGATGTTACAAGGCTGGACGGTGAGGGCGTTTACACCGGCGCAATGGATCTTAACCCACAGGTGAAGAGACAGGAGCGGAAAATAAACGGCGTTAAATGTGTTAATTATGTTATTGTTCCGGGTTGGCTTCTTGCTCCAACGGATGACAATAAAAATAAAATATTAGACGAGATAGCCCGCCGGGCATTCTCATAAAATCGGCAAGAATTAAAGGAATTCCGGGCGGTTCGATTCCCCGGCTTGCCTTTGCCGGAATGACCGGGAAATTTAATTATAGAAAGGGTGGTTTTTATGAATTACAAAAAGCACGTAAAACACATTTTGCGCCAGATAGAAAAGGCATTTGACAAGGCAGACAGCATAAAAGAATATGAAAAATTATGTGAATGTATTTACTTGTCAGACTGTAAACTTGATTACAATACATTTTTGAAGCTTAAAAATCTTGTTTTTTAGCCGCCGTAGAGGATGTCAGCCGGACCGATATCGGCGGCGGTTTTTCCCGCAAGGGATAAAATTAAAATATGGAGGTATTGAGATTATGACACTTTACGAAAAATTAGACACTTTAACCGCTGGGGAAATCCGCGGAAACCTGGAAAGATTTATATTTATTTATGGGAAAATGGCTGTTGAAACTTTAGGGCTTGAAAAAATAAAAGATTTTTCTTTTTGGGATAATGGGCGAAGTGTAATTATATACACAGGCGCACAAACGGTTTTTGATTGTAATTATGATTTTTTCTATGGGTTGAAAAGACTCATAACTTGTTATAATAAAAGCGGTTTGTTTTTCAAATTTAATAATTAATATTTTTGATTAAGGGCGTACGGGTTGCGCCCTTTTGCCGTTCCTGGTGGGCTGTGGTTGGTTCAATTCCAGCCGGGCGGCTTTCTGATCTTTGATAATATAATATTGCTATGTCGGCGCCTGTGTGCTATGCTGTTCATGTATAGCCTTATTAACTGTACAGTTATATTTAATTGTGTGAATTGTTTGTGTAATTCTATACAATTATATTGTCTATGGTGGCTTATTAATTGCGCCTGTCTGCTGCCGTTTTTTGGTGGTGGATCTCGCTCGGTTTATATTGCTGTTGTATGAGCAAAGATAACAACGCGTTTATTTGCGTTTTAAGGTTTTTTTGAATGTATGGACGTGTAAATCTATTAACAGCGACACGCAAAGCAGTAAACAAAAAACTATCGCGGAGACAATGGCATATTATAAGCCTGTCGGCGGTATTCTTTTGCCGTGTGGCTGGTTCCGGTTTGGGTTATGCCTTACTTTGCCACGTTGAAGTGTTTTGATTCTGTTCAAAAATCCGAACAAAACTCGCATGAAATTGATGAAAAGTTGAGAAAAAATTTTTTGACCGTCCGAAATTTTCAGAATTATTTGATAGGGGGGGTATACATTAATCCGAATATTTTTTTATAAGAATTTTTGAAAAATTAACTTTTATTTTTGATTTGATATAATAACAAGAGCTTTGGCAAGATAGTGCGATTGCCCTAACTCTTCTATCAGCTTTTGCCGAGTCATGTCCGGGTTAGTTCGTCTTATATATTTTAATATCTTATCTATGTTATCCATACATTCTATCTCCCATACATCCTGTTAATATATCAACAATATCAAATACTTGGTCGCCGTATGTAGCAACAAAATCACACAGCATTTCCTCGTGTTCTATCGGCATATATATGTTATATGACATACAAACACAATGACACAGTTCGTGTATAATCACTTTACGCAGAAATGCACCATGCAAACTTTTAGCCAAATATATGCAGTGGGTATTCATGTCTGTTACTCCCACGCTCATAGAGCCATCTGTACGGCTCAATAACGAACTTTTATTGTCCACCCATACAATTTGCCATTGAATACCATTTAATTCAAAATTCAATCTATATGCCCCCTTAAAACGCAAGAGAGCGACTATGCACTCCCTCACGCTTATATACATCATGTGTAATTGTTACAGTTTTGTTACAAGTGTAGACATTTTTGACTTAAGCATCGACCGTTCTTCCGGGGTCATGCTGCCGATCACATCTGTAATGTCCTCACTAACCCCTTTGAGGTACTTCTCAAGCTCCTGCATAGTTGTGTCTTTGTCTTTATGCATCTCTTTCGCTTCGATGTATGATCTCCTCATCATGCCACTTTTGCCTTCTCTGCTGTCTCTTGTAGCAGTTGTTGGCTCTGTATAGTGCATTCTACCACTCATGCGGTCAAGGTCTCTCATTCTTTCCTGCATTGGCTTATCTTCCCATGTCCTATAATCGTCTGGCATTTGATGATAGTAAGGAGGCTCTATATATCCGCGTCTTGTTCCTCTGCCTTTCGGCGCAAATCTGCCATTAGCATAGCGGTAGTTATCGTAAAATCTTCTATCTGGATAATCTTCGTACTGTTCTACCATGCGCATAATATCATCGTTATCTTCTGATTTTTCCATAGCTTCAACAATTCTGTAATCCTTGTCAAAACAAGCTATGTTCTTCGCTATTTCTGTAAAATCTTTTAAATCGTCAAGGTTCTGTCCCTCGAAGTTATCCAATCCGATTGCTTCAACTTTCGCCTTGACACATTCCATAATCTGTTTAGCCCATTTATGCATATCATCAAGCCTCCCTTACTGCGATTAAGTTACTATTCTGCACTTCAATAGCCTGTGCCGATGTATTCTGCACCGCTACTGTACTGCAGCAACCGCAAGGCACATCAATATAAGCCTGTGCCGATACATTAAAGAAATTCTCAACTGCGGCTGGGGTTGCAATCATTCGTGTTGACTGCAAAGGCTCTCCATCAACTGCAATAGCAAGTGAGATAGCTTCAACTGTACCGCCTGTTGGTATCTGAATATTACCGCTATAGGATACTAAAAATCTTGCCTTGCACTGATTTGTAATGCCTCTTAGCTTGATAATTCCGCTTCCCTGTCTGTGAACTATACATTTAGTGCCACATACCGGTGTTTCTGTAAATGCAACATCTTCGCCTGCGGAAACTGTTTGTAATGCAATTCCTGTTATCTCCATTATCTTTACCTCTCTTTCACAAAATAAGGGCAAACATATTTCAGTCTGCCCTTGGGTTAAAAAGTAATACTGCATAGCAGACATAATCATGTTCAATCGGTTAAAACCGGTTAAATCGGTTAAAATCGAGTTAAACTCAATTAAGATACTCAATTATTCGCTTTTACGTAGCTGCTACTTTTAGCAGCCACACCCTGCATTGCAACCACATCCATAAGCATAAGCATTAGGATTAGGCACAACATAAGCTGGAATAGCTGTAGGATTTACAGAGTTGACAATCTGCTGTGTTTGTGCTGTCATTGCAGTAGTCAGAAGTGCATTCTGTCTATCCTGTGATGCGGCGAGCCTTAAGCTATTGTTTTCTGCCTGCAATGTGGCTATCTTGTCCTGAGTCAGGAAATCAAGGATGCTTCTCGTGCTGTTCTCGATAGCCTGTCTTGTCTCACAAGCCTGTGTAGCCATGTTGTAGTTGGTGTCGCAGAAACCTCTCTCAATCTGTCTCTGAGTCTCACAGCAACAAGCGGCATTCTGAGCAGCCATGTTGTTAAGGGTTGCCTGAATAGCATTTGTGTTCTGCATACCAGCTACAGTGTCAGCGTTGATCGCCTGTTGTATGCCATAGCCTGTCTGCATGATATTTGTGTTAATGCCGTTAAAACCAGTAAGCATGCTGTTGTTCATGGCATAAAAGCCGTCACAAAGTCCGTTAGAAATGCCGTCTAACTTGCTGATAACTGCCGAATTATCAAATCCTCTTTGAATATCAGCTTGTGTAGCTGCTGTCGCAACATAGCCACCGCCATTGTTGCCGCCAAAACCGCCAAATCCACCATTGCCCCATCCAAAGAGCAAGGCAAATACAACGATTATCCAAAGCCATCCACCGTCAGCCCAACCACCATTGTTATTGCCATTACCATCAATGTTAGCCACTAAAGGTACGCTGGCACAATTTGAGTTTGAAAACATATTGTTACCTCCTGAAAATATATTCATAAAGATGTCACCTAGGTAATTTGCAAAGACATCTAATATGCTACTAATTACCAAATCTACTTTTTATCTGATTAAATACATCATCTGCATTTAATCCCTTTTCTTTGCACAAATTTCTCGCCATTTGCTCTATACCCTGTACGTTGCCTTGTTGTGCCATATTGATAGTATTTTTCATCATAGGATTACTCATAATCTGATTATTACCCATCATCTGCTGTATAAACTGTTGTGGACCAGCTTTCATCATTTGAAAAATGTTAATTGGGTTCATTCTTCGTCACCACCTTTACTTTGTGATTGCGAATTTTTTCTTTGAGAACTTGTTAGTTTGCTTTCAATTTCTTCAATTTTTGAATACAGATTATCCAGTCTTGTTGTAATACCCTCTGTAACGCTCTCTGATAGGTCTATTTTAAATTTTTCTGCATCAAAAGTATTATTTACTGCCTGTGTCGGTTTTGTGTCTCTAACAGGCTTATACACGATTGTTTCAATTTGCCCTTCTGCGTTCCATCCTTTAACATAAATCTCGGACAAATCTTGTTTAGGGAAAAAAGCAGCGGTGCCATCCATTGGAACATCATTTGCCGTTATTGCTTCTAAAGTCTGAACAACCTTACCTGTAAGTGGCTTTACTTGCGGCTGCATTACTTGTTGAGGTTGCTCTACTGGCATAGGCTGAACCTGAGATTGTGGCCTAGTTGTCCATGGATTGTACATTTGGGGTGTATAAGCCATTTGCGGCTGACTATAAATCATATTTTGATAAGGTGTCTGTGCTATCATCTGATTTCTCCTTTTCAAGTTCTTCGTCAATTGCGTGTATCATTGTCGATTGATATATAAGTGGCACTTTTGCCACATCTTCCCTAGAAAAAATACGTTCCAGCATTTCGTCGGTAATCATAAGCCACCTCCTATAACTCTATTTTTGCATAAAAAAAGAGCGGTAACGAGTTCGTTATCCGCTCATAATCAGCTCACCAAAGTGTCATTATTGTATCACCCGGTTTATCTTTCGGTCTACCTGATGTGCTATCCGTTTTATTGTCGACACACTCATATTCATCAACTCGGCGCACATTTCATATGTGTATTGTTTGTTGCGCAACTCATACAGTTGTAATTCTCGCTCTGTGAAGTTAGCGTTTAATCTTATGTACTCATATTCAGCCTTTATCAGCTTAGATATATCAATCAT